TTATTTATATACATTATATTCTGCCTGTATATGGTGAACTGTCCCATCCTTATCTTTGCATTTGGCATCAAGAACAGCCTCACATTTCCAGGTATCATCTTGCTTTATATAGAGGTAGCTCCCTTCAAGAATAGCATCGCCAAACCATTCATGTTCTTCTTGCTTTTCTTCCTTAGAATCTTCCACCTCATTACTCAGGTTCAATCTAATCAGGCATCCATATTCTTTCTTAGACAAATCCACCTTTTCATTATACTTGAAGTTATCTGCCCAAACATTAAAAACACCATGGCTTCTCTCATTTATCACCTTACAAGAAAAAGGAGTTGATGGAAAATCAACAAAACTCCAGTAATCATACTGAGCCTCATCATAAGTAAAAGAATAATGAGCAAAAGGCACATTCTGCCAATTCTCTGTTGGCAAATAGTCCTCTCTCGGCATCTCACCTGCATAGTTTACTTTCAGATTATGCTCATAGCCATTGCCACCAGAATAAACTAAATCAATTATCAAATCTATACGATTCCCTTTTCTGGTCAGTTTATAATAGCTACCAGCCTTAACCCTAGAACTTCCTCCATCAATACTTGATGAAAATTGACCATCCTTTATTTGTATCTCTGTTGAATATTTGTTCGTTGTCAAATCTACTTTCTCACCATAGAGATAATTTTTACAGCTCAAAGAAAGAACTTTATTAGGATTTTCAGAATCCTCTAAAGCTAAATCTATATAGAAATCCTTATCGTTAGAAGGTGAAGAGCTTACAACTGGTATATCCATAAGATAACTAACATTGTATGCAGTATTATCCCACACAACGGCTTTTCCATTCGTCCCTCCGTCTATAGCCTTATCATCAGAAAATGATTCCTTGCTACAAGAAGAAAAGAGACCGAGCGAAAAAACAAATAACAACACAGATGCTACAGCTAGAACTGGAGACAAAAACAATCCTAGTTTATATAGCAACATAAAGAACTTAAAAAATATTGTTTTCATACGAACAAACCTATTTATAATTATTTTAAAATCATTTCTTTCCACACCATCCACACAAAGTTTTTCCTTGGTCGATGGCATTTGTTTCATCTGTCCTTGTTATCTTGCCTGTAGTTCTCTTAAGAGCTGGGCAATTTCTGTCCTTGTGGTATCGCTTAGAACCAGGACTGTCTGATACATATACGTTGCCTCCTGATGTTACCTCAGTTTGGAAGCCATCAGCCTCAGCATTACTAGAAGAGGAAGACAACCTGCCTATTGCAAAGCCAAGCATCAAGAAACCTATGCAGAAGGTCACTAGACCAAAGCAAAAGAACTTCTTTGATAGTCTCAGCTTTCTGTCTAAGTCCTTTTGTGAGCCTTTGCCCTTTGTGATACTTTCACCTATTGTATTATACACCGTACCATTATAGGCGTACTTTTCAAACTCTTCTCTAGAAAATCCCATTTTACCATATTTTAATTAAGCCGTTCTATTTTTTTTATACTTAACAATCTTTTGCGCATCCATCAAATCTGCCTGTGTGGGACCTGCTTTATATATTTTATAAAACAAGAAATTAAAAAATAACACACATGTAACAGATAAAGCTATATCAAACTTCAAATACATAAATAAAGAATAATAGAATGCAAGAAAAGCAAGTGTAAATCTGATAATCAAATCCGGCTGTTTCCAATATGATAGAACGTAAGACTTTCTAATTTCCTTAAGCATAAGAAAATCATGAATAGAAACCCTCAATAAATATTGCGTACAGACAAACATACTCCACAAAGCAACTTTCATAGTCAAATCATTTGAAGCGAATAATGTGACTAAAAAAGCTACAAATATTATCAATCTGCAAAACAACATTAAAATAAATACCATATCACCAAATTTTAATTATCCTACATGTACATGACTTCTTTCAGAAAGACCTTGAATCTCTCGCAACACCTTATTCTCTGCCCTGAGAGCTATTACTTCCCTTTCCAGGTCGCTCAGGTCTACTGTATTGGTATTTGTAAGCGATGTAGTATTATCATCTGAACGGAAAAATTCAGCAACATCTACCCCTAGGACTTCGGCAAGATTTTCAACTGTACTAACTTTCACGTCAGCACCATTCAGAAGGTTATCCAACGTAGTTCGACTAACCTTCATCTTAGAAGCAATATCTATCTTGCTCAGTTTGCTGGACACAATAATGTTCACTATTCTTTGCGTATTCATATTAAAATCCTTTAAATGTTCAACATAGTGGGTTAATATCTCTTAAATATGCCCACCAAACTATACACGTTTAAAAAGTTTATTGTACTTTTGCACCGTAAAGTTAGTAAATAAATAAATAAGTACCAAATAAAATTGAAGAAAAATGAAGAAAGATAGCAAAAAATCTCACGATGCACCCTTAAAGCTGTTCGTTAAACCAGAGCATGCAGGCTTTACATCCGAATGGATTGACAAGGAAGGAAACCAACATAAAGGCTACAATGTTTGGCTTGGCGTTGCAGAAGAAAGAGCATGGGGCTACGATGAATACATCAACCTAGCCAAAGGCTGGCACAGCGTGAAAGAAGAACCAGAAGACAAAGACGGCATGATTATCCTGGTAGATTGCAACTTCGAGGAACCTATATTATGTGACTTGTATGTTCTAGACGCATTCTGTGACAACGAGGAAACAATGTGGAAAGAGGCAACGGATAATTACCAAGAAGGCTTCTGGGCATACCTCAAAGATATTGTTCCTATCAAATTAAAGAAAGGAGGCAAATAATGAAAAAGAACGAAAATGACAATTTAGTAGCTCACTTCCATTCTCTGTGTGAAGAGAAGAAGTTGAAGGATGAGATTGCAAAGCAGCAGAAGAGACTCTGGCTCAGAACTAAGATTCATGAGATTATTGGAATGCCAGAAAAAAGCACCTTCGAGGAAATCTTTAATTGGATATACCAGGCATCTATCTACGAGTGGGAAGGCATGTTGTATTGCTTCAACTATGCAGCAAAAGCAAGAATCCATTGGGGGGAATACGATGAAGCCTTGAAAGATGCCAAGGAACTTTACTCATACCTCAAATAAGAACAAAAGAAAGGAAACAAGACAATGCAAAAGATAATGTTCAATGACCAGTACGGTCTCACCCAAGCAGTTCTCGATGGTCGCAAGACCCAGACCCGAAGAATCGCCTACCAAGAACCTTTCAGGCGAAACTTCAACTGCGGTTTCTGCATGGAAGGAAAAGACAAGGGCAAGCTCACCATCAATGATGGCAATGAGATAGTGGCGAAGTCACATTATAAAATCGGTGAAGTCGTGGCAGTCGCACAGAGTTACAGCCACATTCCGTGTGCAGAAGAAACGGAAGAAACATTTAATGAGGAAGTTGCATCCGCAGGATGGGGCAACAAGATGTTTGTAAAGGCTAGTTTGATGCCTCATCAAATCATGATTACCAACATCCGGTGTGAAAGACTACAGTCCATCAGCACCGAAGACTGCATGAAGGAAGGAATCTTCTGTAGCCACATCGATGGTATTGACGATGCTTTTTCATACGATGCCACAAATGATAGCTTTGTGAAGAAATGGTGGTACAGAACTCCTATCGAAGCATACAAGATGCTTAGCTGCAAGCTCCCCCTTCATTGGGGCAGCAATCCTCTCGTCTTCGTTTACGATTTCGTTCTAGTTAAATAATAATTCAATTCAAATAATATGAAAGAAGAAACATTACCTCTCAGACCTCAGATTAGGGAATTGACTCTAGGCCAAGCCATCGACTTCCCTATCAAGAGAATGCTATCGGTCAAGAGTAGTTGCACTGACCTCGGTGCCATCTACAGCCGAAAGTTCAAGACCAAGCTCAACCGGGAGCAAGGAGTTATCACAGTTACAAGAATCAAATAAAACAAAATAGTCATGAACCAAACAGTACAAATCCAGTTCGCTGACAAGATGGTCTCGTTCGACACATTCCTATCAGCCATACGCAATGTAGTCCAGGAAGAAATTTCCAAGGCTGTAGGCAAGCGACCATTCATCACCCAAGCCAAGGCATTCGATACCTTCGGCAGACGCAATGTAGAGCGATGGGTGAAGGAAGGCAAGGTCAAGGTCTTCGGGCGTGGCAAGAACGGCAAGATTACTCGCTACGAATACAGACTGTCCGAGCTGGAAGCCTGTGCCTGTAAAGTTCAAGACTATCTACATCCCACATAGGTAATTTTACTTTTAGAGAATAGACATAAGCTAACATTGCAAACAAGAAAAGCTCGCTGTGAAGCGAAACTTATCGTTGAAACATTCAAAAGGTGCCTGGGCAAATATCCCTGCGAAAACAGCTATTCATCATTAAAAATCTGATAAGTACAAATCCACTCAGGCACCTTTCTTTACACGGTCGGCATTGCAATCTTGCATGTAGCCTAGCCCATCGGGGGCGATGTTCATAACAAACGATTGATTGTTTAAATGCTTTTTTACTAGGTTCACCATGATTTCTGCGAAAAAGAACTAAGCAGATAGGCACAAGGGTTCGACTCCCTAACCGACCACCATTACAAACAATATAAAACGATAAAGTTATGAAAACAATTAAGATTATCTTCTGCATTGCCATCTGGCTATTCCTTGGATGGCTCTGCCTCAGTAAACTCTCACAGGGCATCCACGATGAGAACCTGATTTCTCAGATGCCTCAGCGTACCTACGATGAGATAGTCGATACGCTCACCTCTCGTAATGGCTTCCAGCCTACAGAGCATCAGATAGTAACCTACTATTATGAGCGATTCAAGAAGTAAGAGCACCAAGTGCCTCCTCTGCCCAAATGGGCGCAACTGCATCAATGGCAAGTATTGCCTTAAATATAAAAGGTACGTGCAGCATCAGGAGAAACTTCTATGTGAATAACTTTTTAAACTAAATAATATGGAACAGAATAACAAGAGCAAGAATCAGCCATCATTCAGAACCTTCGATAAGGTTCTTGTGCGTAACAGCGATGAACATAAATGGAGACCAGCTATCTTCGCACGAACACGTATAGGTGAATCCCCATACAAATACAACGCTTTGCTACTATGCACCGGGCACGTAGGTGACTTTATCCAATGCATCCCATACAAAGGAAATGAGAAAATGGCATTCACCACAGCCCCATTTTAGGTAAACAGAAATGTGGTTTTCAAATAATATCAATCATCATGGAGTCAGAAGAAGCAACGCTCAGAAGGCAAGCTCGCCAACGAGAATACTATCTTAAGCATCGTGATAAAATGCTCGCCTATTCTCGCAAATACATCAAGGAGCATCCCGAAAAGCAGAAGCTATATCGGGAAAATGCAGCCAAGAAACGAGCCAACGGCAAAGGATATTATCAGAGATACTATCTGCTCAACAAAGAAAAATTGCTGGAAAAATCTAAGAGCTGGCTACAGAATCACCCCGAAAAGGTGAAGGAGTACCAGCGCAGATACTACCAGAAGAAAAGAGCAGCAGCGAAGAAAGAGAAGAAGATAATACTGAATCCAGATATAGATAAGGCAAAGTCCCTCTTCCGTGACCCATCCAAGGCTGCTCATCTACAGTGGATCCTGGAGCACAACAGAAACAAATACAATCAATATGAATCACGCTAGTTTATTCAGCGGAATCGGTGGCGCAGAGGTCGCTGCATCCATGATGGGATGGCAGAACCTCTTCCATTGCGAGATACAGGAGTTTCCTCGCAAGGTGCTCGACTACTGGTTTCCTAATTCAGAAAGTTATGAAGACATTACCAAAACAGACTTCACAAAGTGGCACGGCAAAGTCGATGTTCTCACTGGAGGATTCCCCTGCCAACCTTTCTCCCTTGCTGGCAGAAGAAAGGGAGCGGACGATAACCGCTACCTCTGGCCACAGATGCTTCGAGCGATACGGCAGATACACCCCACTTGGGTCGTTGGTGAAAACGCTGCTGGCATCAAGACGATGGTACAGTCCTGCCAAGTCACTCAGATGGGACGCACAGACTATCTTTTCGAAGAGAATCACCTATACCGAGAGGAAAGCCGATTCACCCTCGACAAAATCTGTGCAGACCTCGAAGCCGAAGGATATTCCGTCCAACCGATTGTTATTCCAGCTTGTGCCATCGGAGCACCGCACAGAAGAGACCGAGTCTGGATTATTGCCCACACCCAATGCGATGGACATAGCCCACAAGGACATGGAAATCAACGAGCGAGGGCGAAGAAATCCGAAGAAGGGCAAGACAGACCACAGCCTAGGTCTAGAAGACTTGGCAGTGGCTCAGCTCCTTCCTACACCAGTGGCAAGCGACATGGGAGGTGGTCGAACAAACAAGAGTCTTTCACCGAATGCAGCAGAACGCCCAACCTTGGCACTCGCCGCTCGAAAAGGCTTGCTTCCAACACCTTGCAGCATAGAAGCCACCAAGTTCACCAAGACCATCAATCCCAATTCCCAGATGGGGCAAGGTCTAACAGCCTTGGCGGTCAATGGTCTTCTTCCCACTCCTACGGCAATGGAGGTAAAACACTCCAACCGAGTGAAGGGACTGAAAGAACAGGGTGCAAAAGGGATGTACAGCCGAAAGAACGGAGCACTTCGCCCGAATGGACTGACCGACTTTCTCGACTTCAACAATCAGGTAGGTGGCGGAACTTCCCAACTCAATCCCCTGTTTGTAGAGGAAATGATGGGATTCCCTTTGATGTGGACAGCCTTACCATTTCTTTCCCCAAGTGGCGACAAGAATCCATAAAGGCTTACGGCAAAGCCTGGGTGCCACAAGTGGCTTACGAGATATTCCGTGCCATCGAGGCAGAAGAAAACAAATAAATGATAGATTCGTAAATTCTACATTCCAAATAAAAGAAGAATAAATGAAAACAGATGGCTACATATTTACTCCAGAGCTGTTGCAGTGGCGTTACTTCCATCGTCCTGTGGTCGTTCAGGTGCTCATCCATGTGCTCCTCTCCTCCGCTCACAACGAGGCTTCCGCTGCTACCCTCTCCTATCGTGATTTGGCTCTACAGCTCCATACCACGGTCAAGACCATCCGTGTCGCCATCGATGTGCTCATAGCCGAGAAAATCATCACCAAGTGCTCTGCTCCAAGAGCCTCAACGAAACTCTACGTTAACAGTTCTCACCCCCTATCCCACTGCATCATACCGTGGCAAAGAGACCAAGGGGCACAGGTTACGGCACACTTCGGGGCACAGATTGGGGCACAATCTAGGGCACAGATTCAATCTTCCGAAGTTCCTTTAAATAAAGGCGATTCCGAAGATTCAGAAACTAGCAAGGGCACAGATAAGGGCACGAACAGGGCACAATCTAGGGCACAGCCAAAACAAGGGGCACAGCCAAGGGCACAATCTGGGGCACAGATTTCACACGCTGAAACCCCTTTAAATAAAGGCGATTCCGAAGATTCTGCCGAAGTCAAGGGCACAGATAAGGGCATAGCAAAGGGCACAGAAGTAAGAGAAAAGAAAGAAATAAAAGAAAATCTTTCCCCTGAAACCCCTATAAAAGAAAACAAACAAAGAAAAGAGAAAGCCCACCACCAAACACAAAAAAAAGAAAAAGAAAAAAAGTCGGGGGATGCTGAAACTCAATTCTCGGAAGTGTTAAGGCTCTTCAATCGCCTCTTCCAGGGCACGCAGGTAAAGCCAATCTCGAAGATGACTCCCGACCGCAAGAAGCTAGTCGCCAAGTTTATCTCTGATTACTCCTTCGAGGACATTGAGCCGATGCTTCGCAAGGCACTCGATTCCGACCTTCTATCCGGGCGCAAGGATGGTGGATGCTATATCTCCTTCAACTGGCTCTTCAATCCAAAGAACTACGAGCCTCTGATGGAAGGAACGTTCGACAATCCAACCATCCAAGCCTCGGCAACAGAAAAGAAGCCTTCCAAGCCTCAGCAGAAGAAGACACCCAGCCCACCACCATCTGATGGCAGTCTGTCAATAGGCGAACGCTGGAAACTAGCCCAACAGTCACAGCAGTCAGCAGAAGCCTACAGAGACAAGGTTAATCGTTCCATCATCTTGGGGCATATCGACAACCTCAAAAAGCATCCGCAAGACAAACAAGCCTTGCAGTCGCTCGAAAGATTCTATCGGGACGGAACTATTCAGCGTCTTGGCATCGAATGGACCCCACCTGTGGAAGAGGAAACGAAAAACCTTCTCGACTTGGACGATAAGACACAAAACTATCTCCAGTCCATCCTCAGAGACTAAGTGCAAACATAAAGTGACAATTCAAAAATTCCAAAAGTTATGGACAAACAAGAATTAATAGACCGTCTCAACGGCAATTATCCAGAGTACACGCAAAAGCCTCAGCAGAAGAAGGTGCAGCGTGAAGGTCAGTTGCAGATAGCCTGTGTACGATGGTTTCGACTACAGTACCCAGCTTTCTCCACACTCCTCTTCCATCCCAAGAACGAGGCAGACGGTGCTACCAGTGGCAAGAAGCTTGCCATCAATGCAGCATCGGGCGTGGTCCCAGGCGTTCCCGACCTCATCCTTGCTCTCCCTTCCATGAAGGATGGCAAGACAGGCATCATCTACGAGAACCCAGAAGTTTACTTCGGCTTGGGCATCGAACTTAAGTATGGCAAGACCAACAATCAGTCTGCCAATCAGAAACGCTTTCAGGGCTATTGGCAGTGCGCTGGCTACAAGTACGCCATCTGTCGTTCCCTCGAAGACTTCATCGAAGTGGTCAAGGCTTACATGCAAGCAGCCGAAGCCAACGCCTTCGAGAAAGTTCGCTCCTATCACCTCATCAATGATGATACTGAGCACAACAAGCAGGTATTAAACAAAATCATTAAAAACAAAAAGTAATATGGAAATCGGATTTATCATCATCATGCTGTGCCTGGTTGTTATGGCCAGCACATTCATCTATCTAGTTTACCACCATGGCCATCGCTCATGCAAGAACTGCAAGTTCTTCCGTCCTACGGAAAACAGTAAGTATAGCGGAACATGCAACGGCTTCGGTCATCATCGCTTCCACTGGGAATGCTGTGGAGAATGGAAACGTAAGGCAACCAACCAAGAGGATGAACTTTAAAATCATGCATCTATGGGCAATTACATCAAACAAAGCCTGATGCAGCCAACACCATCAGTTGCTAATCAGGAGAAAATGAGGATGTGCAAGTTCTGTGTACATAGCCACATCAGCGACCTCGGCTACAATCATTGCTGGAAGTCAGATAGTGTTACGTATAATGGAGATTCGCCTACAGGCATCTGTAGCGCATATAGGGATAAGAGAATATGGGAGCCTTATTATTTCTCTGGTCTCATGTCACACTACAGGGGAAACATCTGTTGGGCAAGACCAGTGTATAACTCTCCCAAAAAGGGCAAGAGCCGTATTTTCAAATACGAAGTCATCGACCCGATAGCCTCAACAATAGCAACCCTCTTGCCCAAGGAGTTCGCCAAGGAATACATTCCAGCCACTCCTGGCTCCAAACCTCCACATACGATGAAGGAGTATGAGAAATTTGACACTTATTGCTTCGGTGGCTACGACCCACAGCTAACCGAGAACCAAGAGGCAAGAAATTACAATGAAGCCCACTGGCAGGAAATCCTAGCCCAGGAAGCAATCAAAGAACAATTAAAACAAGAAGCAATATGAAGAAAAGATATTTTTACGTAGTCGCATCATTCATGCGCAAAGACATAGCCAACACATGGCGTAAGGTTGACTTTACCATCATGAAAGATGATGGCTCAGCATTGTTCCCTCTCATGGAGGCTATCAAGGCGATTAATGAAGGATATTCAGAGATAGCTGACCCTGCAACCATCCAGTTTGACAGCTGCATAGAAATCAGCAAGGAAGACTTTGAGGCTTTCAACAGACTCAATAATTTAGTTAAAGTGAACTAAGTAGCGATAGTAGTTGCCCCCCACATCGCCACCGTTCCCAGCGATTCCATCGCTGGTCTCACAAAAAGAATATAAGCGTATGACAAAGGAAGAATATGAAGAAATGCGTAACACCATCGACTCCGTAGGCAAATACTTCAATTCCATCGAAGAGTTAACCAAGGTCAGAGACCTTGTAGAAGAAGTCGATGCATCAAACAACATGGCTATACTAGAAAGCCCTGTAAAGCTGGATATATCCCTCCAGGGAATATGCCGTGTTGCAAACGAAGACATCACCAATTATCTCGATGCAGAAACAATCCTCTACATCAGAAATGCCATCCTCCGAAGATTAAATAGCCGTATCGCATTCTTCGAATATCAGATAGAAAACATTAATTACACCAAACGTAAAACAAAGAAAAAATAGCGTATGAAGATTCATTTATGGAAATGCTCATGTTGTTGCGCAGCAGATGAGCATGAAACAGGATGTTATCCTCGTTCCTCATTCAAGCCGAAGCCAGAGCTTCCGGCTGGAACAATACTCACAGTCAAGGAGAAATGGCAAAACTTCTACGGAAAATACTACCGCTGCTATCTCCCAGACGAAATGAAGGACAAAGGATATTCCATCCCTTACTACGACATTCCTGCCGACAAAGCAGAAGTAATAGAACTTTAATCAATTATCGTATGGACAGAATACAGAACGAAATCAGTAAGCTTCGTCATGAGCAGAATTTGCACGAAAGACTGCAAGCTGCCCAACTTCGACAGATAAAGCGTGAGCACGATGGCCTCCACAAGTGGATAACCATCACCCCACGCCTCAAACTCCTCTGCCGAATAGACGAGCAAGGCAACCTCCTCCCAAAGGAGCTAGACCGCATTAAGAAAGTTAAACAAACATTAGGTATCAAATAACATTTAAAAATTAATTATTATGAACGCAGAAGCATTAAAGAAGTACATCGGTACAAAAGAGGTTATGGCTGCACCTATGGATGAAGCAACCGCAGTGGCTAAAGGTTTTGCTCGCAAGAACGAGGATAACCATGAATGGAGATCAGGTTTCCATGTTCTCTACAACAATCCGGATGGCAGCACCTACGATTCCTGGTCACCTGCTGATGTCTTCAACCAGTCTTACAAGGTTGCAGACGATTTCTATGACCGTCTCAACATTGAGCTCAACGATGTGACTGAGCGTTTTGTTAAGTTAGAAAAGTTCATGAACAAAGGGCTTACGGCTGTGTGTGAAAAGGTAGGCGATTATCAGGCATCTATTCTTGTAGCTCAGTATCATGCAATGAAGATGTACAAAAGTTGCTTGGAAGAGCGCATCGAAGAGATTGAGAAACGTGAAGTGTGGAGAGGATAACATGAGTGAAGAATCAGCATTATCCTTTCGCAAGCTAGTTTCAGCTATGCGAACCACCGAAAAGGAGTATTGGGCGCACCGAGACAAGAAGATGCTTCGCCAATCCATCGAGTTAGAAAAGCGTGTCGATGATATTATCTTGAAGGCAGATGGCTCAGCCGTCCCTCAGAACGACAACGGCACATTCTTCCTTCTGGTGGCAGAACTTAGAGCCTCAACCATCCAATACTTCCAGGAGAAGAAGAAGGCACAGCCCGACAAGGAGCTGGTCAACACCCTCTTCAAGACCATCAAGGAGAAAGAAGCCAAGCTAGATAAGATGCTCATCCGCCTCCAAGATGAGCAAATTAAGAAAGATGGCTACAGCATCCACTACAAAGTTATGGAGCGACTGCCAAGAGCACATCAAGCTCGCCCAGTCTTCAGTTCCATGGATGAGCAACTTGCCAATGTAGAGTTGGACGACCTCTACCGCCATCCCGACCCTCCTGGCACTATGTATTTCATCTGCAAGAAATACCTTGGCAAAGACGGCAAACCTCTATCAGAAGAAGAGGTAGATAAAATTATAAATAACAATTTAAATTCTTAAGATTATGGAAAAGAAAACAGAAAGTTTAAAAGTTAAAGTAGACAAAGCCATTGCCGAAAAGATTATTGGCACAGGTAACGGTTCATCCCTTCGTTCTCGTACTGGATCATGGTTCGAGTGCAAGGTGCGCTATGAGAAGACTCAGGACGATGGTAGCGAGAAAATGGTAAACGAGCTGTACGTGGTCGATGCCCTATCCTTCACCGAGGCAGAAGCAAGCATCATTGACAACATGCAGGTCTATGTCTCTGGTGAGTTTAAGGTTGCCAACATCAACCCGACCAACTACAACGAGATTTTCTTCTCAGATATTGATGACGATGATTTATGGTTTAAGGCACGTTTGGCTTTCATCACCATTGATGATAAGAACGGTAAGGAGAAGCGTTCCTATGTCAACTACCTCATCCAAGCCAAGTGCATCGAGCGTGCAAAGCATTACGTTGACGAGGTTATGGGCAAAACCATGATTGACTATGAGTTGAAGAGCCTCAGCGAGACCAAGATTCTTGATGTCTTCGAGCATAAAGCATAAGTTGCGCAAGTTATCACTTCTGTTCCGCACAGAAGTGGTAACTTAGCCCACATTATTAATATATAATATAGTACAATATATGAAAAAGTTGAAACGTTTCATCATTTATCTCCGTCTCTGGTTCATCCGCAAGATGGGCTATACCCTCCCATCCCTCAGAGAAGCTACCAGCGTTGTGCCTGGAGAGTTCTACGACCTCTTCGGGCGCATTGTCCGAGCTGTACCTAACAAGGAATCAGCCTCACCACTGGCAAAAGGCAACTTTGAGTATGAGGAAGTACCAGAGCATTGCCTTAACTGCGATTTGTTCAAAGAGCACATTCCTTGCTCCTTCAATCATCGTATGCCCAACGGCTGCGATATTTGCGACAATCATCATTTCGAAATCATCTGCATCAACAGAGGTAACATCTAAAGCATAATGAATATGAAACAGCAGAAGTCAAATTACAAGCTCGACAAAAAGACTGGCCACCTTCTCGAAGTCCCTTCCAAGAAGCAAGTTCGTGAGCACGTAAAGAAGGTACGTGAGCAGACTAGCCAAGAGCCTCAGCAACCAATCACAGTGCATGAGACCCAAGCCGACAAGAATTTCAATAAGGTTCAGAAGGTTCTCGACCGAATGCACGCCAAGGCGAAGCTCCCCGACTTCCTTCACATGGCACGCAAGAAGTTCCTTTCCACCGTCTGCGTTATCAACCACCCAGGCAAGCAGCGTAGCCTCCTCCCCGACAAGAAAGGGCGTTATGTCATGCTCTGCCACCGTAAGATGGCAAAGGTCTTCACTGCCGATGTCTGCCTTCTTGTAAAGATTCAGAAGTCCACCATTGAGAAGCATGAATTGGCACCAGGTGGAGAAGAGATAACGGAGCATTGGCAAGATGGTAGCTGGAGCATCGTCCCATGCAGAGTGGACAAGAGCAACTACACCACCATTCAGGAAGTCCGTCTTCGCCCATGGTTCTTTCTCCACCGCTATTGGTACGAGATAACCTTTGATGGCAGGGTAGAGCCAGCTATGATGCTGAATGATTACAACCTCAACCCTACCCTACGCAAGAAACATTTCTATGTCACCCGAGAATATGTAAAAGTACGTAACCAGGATGCCGAAAACGACTACTTCCGTTTCTGGCTCCACAAACCTACAGATTATGCAGAACGAGACTGAAATATTTATCCTCAACCGTCCACGCCCTCAAAAGCGTGGACTCACCCTCAACAAGAATGGGCGCATCACTCTGCGCTCATCCCCAATTAAACTTCTGGGATTGGAGCGAGGAGATAAGATTATCTTCTTATTCCACGACTCTCAGATGTACATTGTCAAGTCTTCCAGCCATAATCTTGCTATCCCTCTATATGGGCGCAAGTCTCAGCTTCACGGTTGCAGCGCCAGCACCGTCAAGGAACTCTTCAATCATATACCAGGCATTCCACCCGATACTCAGGAGATAGACTTGGTAGTCTCTGACCACCTCGAAAACATCATGATATGCAATGACATCATTCAGGCATTGGCAGTAGTCAATCGTGCCGACCCATCCCATTGCCGATAATTAAATATTAAACAATACACATTAAACATTAATAAAGATGCAACAATCAATCAGATACAAAGGTCTCAGCCTCACTCCTGATGAAATGGCAGTAGAGAACGGTGCGCTATCCCTCTGTGGCAACCTAGAGCTGCACGATGGCGCATTGCGCCCTGCCATCGTATCGGGCACACCTCTATCTCAGCCCCTCACCGCTAATGGTGAGGTGGCTAAGATATTGTATGTTCACGAAACAGGTAGTTATCACCACCTCATAGCCATAGCCTCATCCTCCATTTATTGGTTCATGCAGGATGGCACGCTAGGCTCGTCCACCCCTATTAAGTCCTTCGACTACGAATCCACCGTGCTTTCTATCGATTCCATCGGCAACACCCTCATCATCGTGGCTACCGATGGCATCCACTATGCCATGTGGGAGAGCAACGGACAGTCCTCGTCCGATTACAGCTATAAGGGTCAGAAGCCACCATTCCTAGAACTTAGCTTTTTCTTCGACCCAAGAAATAAGCCAGAAGATTACGAACTTGGTGGAATTAATGCCAAGGGTAGCAAGGAAGGTTTCTACGATGCTTTCCAACAGACCACCTATAGCTGTGGCGATGTGTTCAACAAGGTGAATGGCAATTCCTTCACCTCGGGCGACCAAGTAGCCAATATCAAGGATGATAAGCAGTCCGATATTACCCAGAGCATCTATGCCCTGGTCAACCGCACAAACAATCTTATCGCCAAGCAAGGGCGTTTTTACGCCTCCTTCTTCATCCGCTATTGCTATCGCATGTTCGATGGCAGCATGATTATGCACTCCTCGCCTGTTTTCATCCCCATTCAGGTGCCAAACAGCTATTCCGTTTATTCTGCCAACATTGGCTTCCCTAGCGAAAACTACAAAAATCTTACCGTTACTGGTGCAGAAGTAGGTTGGGAAGATTCCGCTACTTTCAACAGAAAAGATGCCAAGGACAACGTTATCGAAGCCAGTATCTCCAAGTGTACCTTTATGTACCTTCCTCACAATGTCGCATTGTCCTATGCGCTCCAAGGAGATATTGACGAGTTGAAGCGATGGAAGGATATAATCAAGTCTATAGATATTTTCATCACGCCTCCTGTTACCAATGTCGATACGAGTGCCAAGATTAGCGTATTGGAAATGTGTCAACCTAATTATGTGCTAAATGGAGCAAACATAGAAGATTACCATTGGACTAGCAACAAAGGCAAAAGCTATGGAATGGTAAGTGTTCGCTTTCCAAAGAAGTCTGACGATGATTATAACAACCAACTTAGTTCTGCTGGCAATGGTGATTCTTCCGAGTCGAATGACCAAAACATTTCAGCCTTTTACAAGATATGCTCCCTGCCAATAGACAATCTTACCAAGGTCGCTAACAAGGAATTGCCTGTAGATAAGGCTGCTGTATACCAGGTTTCCCTCCAAGAGCAGATGCAGGACGATTACAAGACACACAATTTCCTCACAGCCAAGGGTAGCTATGTCTATAACCATCGGCTCAATCTGTTTGGAGTGCAAGAACATCTGATGTCTGGTTTCAGTCGCAAGGTCATGTTCCCGAAGGGCAACTACCTTCGTTCGGCAGGCAATTTCTATTCTCATCTTATCATCAAGAAAATAGTGACAGAGCTTCATACCACATCCGGCACAAAATATGTAGAGAATGTTTTAGAAGAAGATGTACTCGACCGCATAGAACCATTCATGCTTGCCAATCTGGTTAAGTTCTATCCCGATTCCAGGGCTAAGAAGATGGTTTTCTTCTGTTCTACGGTCGGTACCAGTGCCGATGTTATCTATGCCTTTCCGCTAAAAGAATGCGAAGAGTTGAATGGAGCTATGCACATGGGCAACTTCACCGAAGAGATAACGCCCTATATCGTCACCTCCTACGATTACTCTGTAGATGATGTAGTCGATATGAGCAACAAGATTTATACATCCGAGTCCGATAACGCCTTCTACTTCCCTCTGAACGGCATCAATACCGTGGGTATCGGCACGATCCAGGGCATAGCCTCAACCACAAGGGCACTCTCCCAAGGTCAGTTTGGTCAGTACCCTTTGATGGCATTCTCCACCGATGGCATCTGGGCGATGGAAGTTTCTTCCCAAGGCACCTATAGCAGCATCCACCCCATCAGTCGTGAGGTTTGCAGCAATCCGAAGTCCATCACCCAGCTAGACCAGTCCGTGCTCTTCGCCACCAATCGCTCCCTCAGTCGCATAGCTGAGTCACAAGTGGCTTCCATGTCCGATGTCTTGGATGGACCAGGCTTCAATATAGTGGGCAACCTTGGCAAGTTCCTCAACTTCTTCAATGATGCCGAAGGCGATGATGATACCATCAAAACCATCAAGGCACAGATGCGCCAACTCATAGATTTCACCTCATCGCCAATCGACTTCTTTCAGCGTTGCCAGGTTATCTACGATTACAAGAACTCTCGCATTTTCTGCCTAGATGTCAGCCAACTGTCCAAGGAAGCCTCAGCCGATACCGTAGCCCTCTGCTATTCCATCAAGGATGAAGCCTGGAACACCTTCCTCATCAAGAACGTGCTCACAGCCCTCAACTCCTACCCTCACCCATACATTCAGTATCGAGACGGTAGCGTAATAGTTTTGGATAGCGGTTACGATTACGAGGATGATACCGAGTATCATGGCATCATAGTTACTCGTACCTTGAAGTTCGATGAGGAGAACGCTCCCGATGCCATCACAGGCTACATCCATTCCCTCACCTCTGGCACCGTGCCAGTCATGTGGCTGTATGGTAGCAACGATAACCAAAATTGGCATTACCTAGGTCGTCTAGGTGGCATGAAGTCCAGCTATATGTCCTCCCATAGCTATCGCTTCTTCCGTTTAGCCCTCTATCTTAAGATGAAGTCAATGAATCAGTACTTTGCCACTCGCCTCGAAGTTATCAGGCGTTTCAACAAGTTCTAGAAAAAAACAGAGCCTTCGCTTTTTCAGGAATCCATCCCGATTTAGCGAAGGCTCTTTCCATAAACACCCAAAATAATGAAGAAAAAGAATTGCCACCGTTCCAGGCGATTCCATCGCCTGGTCCCAAGTCGCCTCTCTTACGTAAAGCTAGGTCTTCTCAGCGTATAGTTATCCCGGCTCAGCAAGTCGCTCTTGATGTTGTTGTAGTCTGCCGTTGCGCTTTCGCCATACGTTCCTGCCTTGTCAGCGAACTGGTCCATCAGAAATTGGCTCATCACGTAGTCCACGATGTAGCGGTGGCAGTGGCTCTTCAAGGCATCCGTCACAGCCACGTTCCAGTTCGGAATCTCCAGTTTCAGCGTCACCGTCTCATAGATGTTTTCCTCCCTGTCCTTACCTGCTTTGTTCACGGTAGCGGTCGTTTCGCTCTCCTCACCATCAATGATGGTGGTCACTACCTCCGTCCACGTACCGTTTTTGTTGTCAGTATAGGCATACTTTCTTGTGCCCTTCACCAGTCGCTCCAAATTATTGTTGTCCTCCACTCTACCAGTGGTCAGATAACGCTGAGCTGCCAGCTTGATGTTACCTATGGCTTCCGTCACGGCACGATTGATGATACTGCGAGTCTCGTCACTGTCTGGGCTTTCGATGTTGGCTCTGATGTCCTTCTGGGCTTCGTCCACCATTCCCTGGCTCACTACATAGCATCTTGCAAGCACATCATTACATACCTGCTCCATGCCAAAATTCAATGTAATCAATTTTCTATCCATAATTGCAATTATTTGTTTTGATGAAAAATTATCTTAGTTCGTAAGGTGGTCTGCCTCCGCTCCAGTCCACATAGTCTTGGTGGAAATGCTGCGAAACAAAATCAGGATTTCGCTCAGAGCCTTTTAGCCCTCTCCGCTCATCCTTTACCTCGTCCTCTTTTCGAGCCTCAGCATCCAATGAATTGCCTTCCTTGACCGCTCCATCGGCACCTCTAGCCTCAGCGTTCAGAGCATTTTGAGTTTTGCCCTCATCATCCTCACCTCTCGCTATAGTACCAGGAGAAGCAACGTTCTTGCCTACATTGTCCGAAGTTCTGGTTTCAGCAGATTGGGCATTCATCTGTTTATCTGAATCATCCTCCACTCTCATTGAAGTAGAAGAACGATTGCTGTCCTTTCCTGCTTCATCTTCTTTTCTCTCGGAAGCAGAAGAGGATGAAGCATTCTTTGCAACACCATCCACAGCCCTTCTCTCTGTAGGCGAAAAATTGCTATTCTTTTCAACCTCATCCCCTACTCTAGCAACAGCATCCACAGCCGAAGAACCATCTTTCACGGTATCGTCAGCAGTTCTTTCAGCCTCAGCAAAGCTAAAGTCCTTCTTTAGCAAAACCTCCTTGATGGCTTCTAGGTCGCTCGCTCCCATGCTAGCATAGTCAGTATGGTTCATGTCTGGGAAGTCGCTCAGCCATCCTGCTATGATAGCATGTACCAGATAGTTCTGTATTTGGTTGGTCAGCACACCGCTCAATCTAGGTGGCCAAGATGCTAAGGTCTTGATGGTGATTGTGAAATCATCAGCCAGTGCCTGTAGGTCAAACTGCTGTGTGGTCGAAGAAGAGAATCTTGCCAAGAAGTTCTCTAGGTCGGTTATTGCTTCCCTATAGTAGATGTCCAGCTTCGCTTCCTCGCCATCACTCGCCCAGACGGTCTGAAAGTCCACCTCAGGGTTATGCTGCGCAATGGTGGCAGATAGTCCCTCTACCACGCCCATCACGCTCTTCTTCACTATTTTTATCGTTATTGTCTTCATACGCTCATTTCTTTCTGTGCCATAGCCAAATCAACAAACCAATCACTGCTACTACGAGGGTCCAAATCATCTTGGCGGTATACTTCCCCAGGGTGATATACTTTTGCTCTGCCTTGGTCAGTTCTCGGCTTAACACCTGTATGGAGTCCTGCTTTAACCGAATCAAGCTATCCTTCTGCACTATCAAGAATTGGTATTTATCCACCTCCTTGCTCATGGTGAAGATGGAATCCTGTAGCTTCGTCACCTCCTTAGTGTCCCTGTTGGTTACTGTAGAGTGCCAGCTTTCCGTTTTGATAGGCTTTCCGTTCTGGTCTACCGTGGTCGAAGTGCTATCCTTGGTATGGGTCGTTTCAGTCGAGGATGATGTATATTCCCGATTCTGGTATCTAGCCATCTGTTCGAAGGCTGAGATAAACCGCTCCTGCCAACTGGCATCCAAGCCCTTGCTCACGGTGTTGTCCGTGATATAGTGCTCCTGTGTCGCGGTCTTCGTCTTGCAGCTCGTCAGGAAGAGCATCGAGAAATAAGCTACCCACACCAGCAAATAAATAATAAAGTGCTTTGTTGTTTTCATAAGCCTTGGTGTTATGAGATATTGAGTGCTCGCTTGGACTTCTTCAAATACTCCTCGCATTTGTCTAATCCTTTGTAACCACCGTTAATTTTCCGTCTGATTGCCTTAAGATTATCCTCGTCTGCCAATTTATTGCAGCCGAAGGTATCAAATATCCACATCGAAGAACGTGTGGCACCAAGAGGCTGCTCCAACAACTCAGGCTGTTCCACTACATCATAGCCACAATATCCGGCATACTTACTGTAGTTGGCTCTTCCTGTTATCTGAATAAGCCCCCTGCCCTTATACCTCACCCCATCACCCTTATGGGTATTGCCCAAGTCTTTTCGCCCCTCATACGCCTTTCCGCCGGCTATCTCCTTGGTATATCTCAGTTCACCACTCTCATGCGCTATCTGAGCCAAGTAGTGCGCCCACCTCAAAGGCGTGTTGATTTCAAATTCCTGAGCATACTTATTCAGGTATGGCAGAAACTTCTCTGCCCTCTTTCCTGCATTAGGCATCGCCATCAGCAGCTGCTCCAATCTGATTTCCTTCATTTCCATTTTCCTTGTTGTTTTTATATTCTTGGTATCTCTTGAACATTGGCATTTTCTCCACGAAGCCCAGGGTCAGCGCATAATAGCAATAGTCCACTAGCCTGTACCAAGGCGAATCTGGCACCAGCATTCGTTTCAGATTCTTCAAGATGTTTGTAGTGAAGAGATAGGTCGCGGCTATGCACACCCACTTCACGCAAAACAGAGCCTCAGCATCCGAATGCAAGAAGTGACCGATGATAAACAGTGCAGCCACCGTCACGAAAAACACCGCACAGCAAACGAAGAACATGCCGAATTTCTTCCAGCTCCATTCCTCACCGTTAAACACCGCTGCCACGATGCCAAGCACCAGGTTCAGCCCGAACAATACCATCATGGCAATCATAAAATCTCTGATGGGTACTAGCAGACTCAGAAAAGTCCATATCGTCCCAAATAAGTAACCTCGAATATCATTCATTTTCTTTTCCATTTATCCGTCCCCACTCCGTTATGGAAACGATGCAAATTTAAGCCATCATTCCCGATTATCAGTGATAAGTTCCGCAACTTCATACGAAAAAAGAGAACACAAGCCCTTTTTCCTTAGCCTGCATTCTCTTCTTCTGATAGTTTTCTTTTATATATCTTTAGTCATTATGGAATTTCCCACAAACTCAACATTCAACACTCAACATTCAACATTTCAATGATTAAAGTACCCCCAAGCCTTACAATGCCCATAAGGGTTATCATCGTCTCTCAGCCAGTTCACAGCCAAGTCCACCATTTTATCCATCAGCTGCTCCTCGCTATCATCGGCAAACCATTTCTTCATCAGGTTGTAGTTGTCCGAATACACCATGTTCAGCACCACGGCAAAGTCCCATTGGTTGTAAGGGCGAATCTCGTCCTTCACCGTCTCATATATTTCCTGCGTCTTCGCCATGGTATAGTAAGGAGCACGATGCTCTACCTCCTTGTCATCCTCAAACACCATCTTCTTGATTTGAGCCTCAGCGAAGAAGTCATTGAAGTGTCCGTTGCCCACTACCCCATAGATGTCCTTATACAGTAGCAAGAGGTCTTCATCCGTTGCGTGCATAGCCACGAATTTGCCGATTATCTTTGTCACCTGCACCATCTGCTCAGGTGTGGCATCGCTCTGATATTTTGTGATAAGTTCTACTAAGTTCATATCATTCATTCTTTTGTGATTTGACGAATTTGAAAATCTCATCCAGCTTGCTTTCCATCTGGTTGAGCCTTTCGTTTGTTTTCTGTTGGTCACGAAACGTTGTGTCCAGTTCTGAGAGGAGATTATCACAGTCCTTTACGGTCTGCTCAAAATCAGGCATCTTTCTTAGGATGTCGTTAGCTTGGTTCTTCAATGCGTTCACCTCGTTAATGATGTTCTCCTTGCAACAGGAGATTACCAGGGTGTCGCTGTATGCTGTTTGCTCAGTATCTACCACCGAATAGATGGACTGCTTGCCATCCTCGGTTTGCACATTCACCTTCACGTTCCTCGCCCCATAGTTCGGCATTCCCGGCATAGCAGCCATTACGTTCGGCTTGCCATTCTCAAAGTCAGGGCAAGGATTGCTCGTTACCTTGCCTTGCTTAAATTTTCTGCTGGCTCTATCAAATAGATAGACTGGGAATCCAGCCTTCAAGTCTCTGAATATCATAATCTCTGAATATTTATCGTTTTAAGTATATGGGAGAGGAAGGAAAACATCCTGTCCCCTCCCACCAAATGATTCAGAGTAGGGAGTAAGCATCCGCCAACTCCTAACTCCTAACTTCTAACTCTTAACTGAGCGTTACGGTCAGACTGTCAAATATGCTCAGGCCTCTAGCCTTTCCGCATACCACATCGTTAGCCTTTTGCGTCCGTCCTACACTGGCGATGGTCACAGCCGTTGGTAGGGCTGTCTGCCCTTGGAAGGCTGCAATCCATTTTTCCGTGTAAATCAATGGCTGTGCTCTCATCACGTTTCTGTTGCCCACTACAGGCGAAATGATGCTGATAGTCGCCACGATAGGAACGAATACCGTTGTACCGTTCAGGATAGGCTGCTCATAACTGTAGGTTATGCTAGCCTGTGGCTGCACGTTGCCGTTCACGCAATAAGGTCTGCAAAGCTTCTCATTGTAAGTAGCTAAGACTGAAACTTGGTTGGCTACCAATGCTGTAGTAGCCAAGCCCACTGGAGAAATCTTGTTCATACCACTACGCTTCTGTTTCATTCTTTACTCTTTTTTACTGATAGCCACCTGCTACACCTGCGCCACATCCGCAACCGCCATTCATCAGATTGGCAAAGTAGATGTTCTGCTGCAACTGAGAGTTCTTAAACTTCAAGTCCTGAATCTCGTTGGCTTGCTCCTGACTCCAATGCCCTGTCAAGGTGTCAATAATACGCTGGGTGTTGTTCTCACCTGCACGGATGACGTCACACTTGTCTTGCTGCATCTGGAAACCGAGATTCGAAGCAGCTCTTTCTATACCAGTGTTGGTATAGCTAAAGCCCTGCTGCATCTGGTTAACGATGTCCTTCTGACCAAGCTGGTTATCATACCCCATCTTGATGATGTTCTGCTGAGTCTGGCAGCAGCAATCCTTCAACGCTATTGTCATCTGCAAGTTACCCTGCGAAATGGCGTTGATTACTCGCTCTGCCGAGAATCCAACCTGACCGCCAAGCTGCTGGATGCCAGCCTGAATGCCACAGATAGAGTTCTGCAAGGCGTTGAAGTCACAGTTCAGATTGCTTGCCAACATCTTAAGGTCGTTACCATTACCCTGGATGGCACCCATCAGCAAGTTGCTGTTCTGGTTGTCTGCCATCTGGTTGCGCAAACTCTCGATTTGGCTCTGAATCTCCGCACGCTGCACATCTGCGCCATTGTCACGGTTGTTCCAGTCTGCACCATACATATAGCGCATCATGCCCATCATCATCATGTAGGCAAACGGATTGTTCCACATATCGGCATCGTCACGGTCTCGCAACATAGCCGCCATTGCCAAAGGATTGCCGTCACGATTTGCCATCGCTCCAAGCAAACCACCCATCATTGCATCGTTGCAACAAGATGTTGTTTTAATTACTTCTTCTGCCATAATTCCTAAAGAAATAAAAGTTGTACATTTTGTTTATTCACACATGTAACCGATTACGTGTGCAAAGATACGAGTAACTGGCAATTTCTTTAATAACTCTATCAAAAATTCTTTTATCAACTGATTATCAACGTTTTAACATGACATAGACCCATATCAAAACCATCGTATATATATTTTCGCAAGAATATTGTATATAATTTAAGGCAAAAATTGTATGTTTTAGAGCATAAAAAAGAGAGAAGCAATCTCTCGCCTCTCTCCTTTTCTACTTGTTTCTTTTCAGTCTTTTCTTGATAAACTCCCGAACGTCCCATTTCTTGAAGAAATGAGAATGGTCCCCAGCGTTCCCCACGCTCTCCAGTTCCCCATCAGCGATAGCCCTTCTTAGAGTAGATTCGCTGATATGCGCCTCTTTCTTCACCTGCCCGGCAGTCATATAAGGATTCAGCATGAATGGAATCTGTTCACAAAGATTGTCCAAATCATCATCGCTCATGCCGCAAGCCGTAACCTTCTCCCCATTCTTCTGCTGCTCTGCAGCCTTGAAGCAAGCATCGCTCATCGCCTTCAACGCATTTCCCAGGGTCTCATAATTCAACATTTTTTTCATAATTCTCCAATTTTCTCCGTTATTCTCCAAAAATCTCTGTTATTCTCTTATTATCTCCAGCAATCTCTATCATGAGAAGAATTTTCTACCTATCCTCGTCTTATTAATGACCATATCAGAAAAGCCATAGAGATAAAACATACCAGTTACAATCATAACTGTATAGCAGGAGTCCACCATGTCCTTGGTAGTATACCAATTCCATTCCACGATATGGGCAGCATTCACGCCGAAGAAATAGAAGAAAGGAATACGATACCACCAGCACAAAAAGAAAAATCTACTAGCCAGAATTGTCACCATCGGAAGAATATAAACCATAAAATAAATGAAGAGATAACATGGCAAATTTTCTTCGTGAGGAACAAACATTTCTTTGGGATGCTGAGAAAAGTCCCAGATACCATAAGCGTGAAAGAACATAAGGCTTAGAGGCATATACTTGCAGTACCACCGGAAGAACTTTAAGATTCTTCTGGAATATCTGTTGCCATGCTTCATAAGCATACCCATCAGCTCAGTAACATCTACGTCCTTTATCAACCGTTGGACTTCGGCTTCTTGTTCTTGTGTCATAGAAAAACCTCCTTTTGTCTATAGTTAATTGTACTTACGTCCTTATAAAATTAAAATCTGCGGCAAATTTACAACTTTTTTGCTCAAACCAATTCATTTTGAGCAAAATTTTAAAGTTAAACTTTACTAATATAACAATCTGTAAGCAACAATCACAAATACATCATATATAAAATAAGGTGTAGCCCCATTACGAGTTACACCTTAATTATATATTATATCCACTTGATGATGGTATCACCATGATAACCTTTCTTCCAAACAAACCAAGCATAGCTTACTGCGCTACCTCCTCCGTCCTTCATCCTCTGAAACTCCCCATTCTTGGCGCAAAGCACTCTTCGTGAGAATTGAAGAACGTACTGAGGTGGATGCTTGCTAAATAGCTCATCATACCTCTTTTGTCCTTCTAGAAAAGTAGTCTTCAAGAACATGACACAAAGACCATCATCAGGAAGAAGCTCCAAGCTGTGCTTAATGAAATCCAGGGCATACTTGTATGGCGGATTGGTGAGGATGCAAGTACAATCGTTCGGCAGTTCGGTAGTTTCCAAGAAATCTCTTACTCCCCCATAGCCTCTGTCCACAAGGTCGGTGGAGATTACTTCATGCCCGAAGTCCATCAGTCGGTCAGATAAGCACCCTGTACCACAAGCACACTCCCAAATCTTACGAGGAAGTTGTATAACTGTCACCAGTTTATCAATGGCTATAGGGTCAGTAGCGTAAAAGTCATTACTCTCACGTTCCTTGTCCGTGTGGTTGGATGCTCCCAAAGTCACGAACATACTCTTTCTATTTCCTGTCCAATCCTTCATAGTTTATTCTCCCAACATTGAGTCTACCATGCCTTCAATGGCTTCATCTGTCATACTCTCCTTGATGGAGGTATCACCGCCAATCGATTTCATCAACATGCCTATCCAAGGATTATCACTTTCCATGGTGGAATGTATCTGCTCCTTGTAGGCATCATAAAGCTCGCCCGATTCCTTGAACTCCAAAAGAACCGTGCGCAAGGCTTTCACTACGTAATTATCCATCAGCAAGGGATTGTCCCTTGCCGATGATAGTTTGGTCAGAAGCACTGCCAGTGCTTCATGTAATTGTTTCTTCTTCATATTGTCTTGTTCTTTAATTTACAAAGTCGCGACTTGGAATATTACTCCCCATACTTTGGCTCCTCATACACCAAGTTATGCTCATCTACGTAAGCCTTAGCTTCTGGGTATGTGTCAAACTCTACTGCGGTGGTATTTACAGCTGGGAATACCTCAGCATTGTCACCTTCCTCTGTGAGAGGGAACACCATCTTGGTTCCCTCATGTACTACCTTATACTTCTTTGTTAACTTATTCATATCTTGTTTCCTTTCTTTACTTTAATGTTGGACTTATGATACCTTATGCAGGTGTGACGCTAATTGTAAATCCCTTATCTTGCAATGTAGCTACTGCTTCATCAGATGTTGATGTACGAGTACCGATAACACTTATGATCTTATATTCATAAGAGCTGCCCACCTCCAAAGAGGCTTGATTAATTAGCATTTTATCAATATCGTTATTGAGGTTGGCACCAGACATAGCTAAAACTTTATAGTTAGAAGGTCTATTACTCCAACTGTAGCCTGCTGAACTTCTTGTTAGATATACAAGACTTCCGTTCGGAGTAAGTTTTGATATGTCACCATGCAAGCCTTCTGCATTCTTGTTACCCCAAAATTTCAATGAAGTTGTTTTAGGGTAGTTAGTTGCATTAAGCCTAGAAATATCACCCTTTACATTCATGGCAGACAACTCTATTAGAGTTACGTTAGAGTTGTTTGGTAATTGGTCTATGTCAAAGACTTCTCCCCCGTTCCATGTGCTATTTGTGATGCTAATAATCTCAGAATTTGTAAAATCAGAATACTTTCCAATTACGTTTGTATTGCTGAGATTTAGTCTATTTTTACTTCTTGACAATGGAGTATCATATCCCTTGTTGGAAATATACAAGATGCTACAATTTTTCAGAAAACGACTATTCAAGTTCGGGAAGCTAAACCCTTCTTCTCCCCAAGTCTTGATTTCATATACTTGATTTTCTTCGCCTTCGTTTGAAAGAAATATTTTCCCAGTACCACTTACCAACTTAGCATTATCGTATGCAGTGTTAGAAATAGTAATATTTCCACAAGTTCTAATATTTACACCAGTATATGTCAACTCTAGATTTTTTGAAGAAACATTGTTAACTTCAATTATCAATTCTCCTAACTTAGGAAGGCTATCATTGTTAACCGTTCCCTTTAATTTAGTTACTAAACATTGTGCCATTTTATATAAATTTTATTGTTTAACATTATAATTGAATGTACTATCCATGAAAGCGATTCTTTGCTCTAGCCATTTTTTGCACCTTTCCAGAGAATCAAAAAAGCCGTATTCTTGTGGATATGATGCGTATGTTTTGCTTCCATCACGATAAGAGACTATATTATTCCACTTCTCCATATTCTTTTTGACAGAATATGCTCCAAGCATATTTAACCAATCTTCAAGATATTTGATGATTGTATCTGTGGAAATAAAACCTTTATCTCTTAAGACTTTATACTTCGCAGATAATTCATCTTGGAACAAGTCAAATAGCATAGCGAAAGGTGTGCCAGTGGCTTTTTCTAACTCATCTGGCTTTATATTGTAAAACCCTCTCGCCTCACGACCGAAAACTGCATTGCAATCATAGAAGTTAAAACCGCATTTTCCACTATTATAAATAGTAAACACAGTATTTCTTCCCCAAAGACCATCATAATTTCCAATTGCATTGCTGACAAGGAAATATACAACAAGATTTTCATAATCAAACAACTCCTTGAACTTAGCCTTCTTCTCTTCTTCACTTGTTAAAGCGTTTATCGCAGGCATTGCATTGGAAAGTCTTACCAGTAACGATTTTGTGATGGCAGTATTCTTCATGTCCTTATTTGATTCATCATATTTTTCAGATGTTGAATCAATCAACTCTTTAGGATTATCACCATCATATTTTGAGCCATCCATACATATCAATGTCTTAGGATTTTTCAATTCAAACTTTGACCAGTCAATAGTTCCATTCCAAAATGTTTCAGATGTCAGTCTATCTGGGTCTATCATAATGCTGGTGTAGTCTTTCTTATTCATGGAATAGTTGGCACGATGCTTCTTCATGTTCCATGTATACATTCCATAGAACTCTCCATTAAGATGCAGAGATATAGGGAATCCATCAGGCATGCACTTGGCATTATCATCGAAATCAGCATTGAAATTACCACTAGCGTTTTGATAGCTAGTAGTTGCTGAGCAAAGAACTCTGTTTGCTCTTGTATCTGTTTTGCCAACTACATAGTCTGCGTATTTATATACTACATTGTTTAGACCACAGAATACATCGTCAGCATTAGCTTTCAAATGGAAACTATCTTGCGAAACCCAGTCACCAAATTTAATGGAAGTTCCATCCTTAAAGTCAAGAGACTGGCTTTTCTTAGCAAAATTCATAGAAGTTTGTCCTTGTGCATTAAGGATGATATTTTTACGGAAATATATACCACTTCCCCAAAACTCCAATATGGCATCTTTGTTCTGTGTCTTTGAGGTAGCTAATGAGTCTGCAATGATATTGACTACAGCCACACCTCTTGGTATAGGAATAAAGATGTCCGTATTATCGCTAAAGTCCAATTTGTTCTCTAAGGTAAGTCCATACGCAGAGAGAGAATTAACGATGTCTTGGCATGCCGTTTGTGAAAGATTTGAGAAATGATTTACAGACATATTTTCCACTTTTTGCTTGTGTTCATACTTTGTGCCATCTTTCTCTCTATATCCTAGCAGCTTGTCATCAGCATCTGTTGTAATCTCGGTTCTGCCCTCAGGGTCTTCAATATGAGAAAACTCTTCTGGGATAGTCTCCGACTTGGCATTATGGATATAGTGGCTACCATCAGGATTTGTTGCAGAAAGAACTTTTCCTTCTGCATCTTGCTCAACTGCAAGATATTCCTCGTTATCCTGCAAAGAGAAAACGTCAAGGAGTTCTTTGAGGTTGGTGTCTATTGTACCTACCTTCTCCTGTAATGATGCAAGGTCAGATTGAAGCTGAGAGATAACTTGCTTCAAGGCATTGACAGCATGGATTTCACCAATAATTACTCCGTCTCTTCTGATACCTAGCAGCACATGGTTATCTGCATCAAGCCAAACTGCGAAGAACTCTTCATTCTGCTCAACATGATACATTTCATTGAGAGGATAATATGGCTTACCAGAGTTTCTGTAGATTCCAAAGAGAAGTCTACCCTCAGAATCTATTACTGCATGGATGAACTCCTCATTTTCGATTACTCTAAAGCACTCCTTTACTTCATCTTCAATGAGAGTCTTACCTTCTTCTTTGTCTACCTTACCTTCCTGCAATGCTGCGATGCTTGCAGACAATTCTTTCTTGGCAGCATTAATAGCTTCAAGAATATCCGTCTTATCCTGCTGGCACTGGTTGATAATCTCTTGCAACTTGGCTCTGATTGGTGCAGGAATACCCTTGCTCCACTCAATGGAACCATCAAGCTGGATTCCAAACAAGAAGTGGTCTTCTGCATCTACTATTACCTTGATGAACTCTGGAGACTCAATTTCACGGAATGGAATGGCAAACTGGGAGACTACCTTGTCCTTTGAATCGCCGAACTCTTGGGCAATATTCTCCTTGTCGAACTTCTTAGCAAGCTCGGCATCAACACGCTTTTTCTCTTCTGTAAATTTTGTATCAACATCAGCAGTATTAGCCTTCTTTGCCAATGCCTCATTCACCACCTTTTGGCTAACTACATTCCTTGTGCTCACGCCCAACTCCTGAGCCACTTCCAGCAAAGTAGAGCATACCCAGCTGCTGCCATTCTCAGAATAAAGTACATTGATGCCCTGAGGAACAACAAGCCCCCCAAAGTTCTTATACGTACCAGCTACGGTCGCAAAATAATACATCTTGGCACCGATAACCTTAGCTGGCACAGTATCAAGACCTGCTACGCCCATATACGTAGCTCCTTTGATGAGTTTAAACTTCTCAATGATGCCAGTTATCAGCTCATCCCAGTAGCTATCCCTCTGGGCATTCACGCACCAAGTTCCCCTGTCCGCATTCCAGTAATGCGCCCAGCCATCAATAGCCACGTAGTCACCTTCCACGCCTCCCGAAGGAAACTTCTGGTTCACCTCGTATATACTGCCAAACTCCCCCTTGTAGTGAGGACTTGTTTTGTCTATATCATTAGCCATATCTTGTTAAATTTGTGATAATTGGTTATACTTCTCGCCCAGTTCACTCTCCTTCTTACTTATCAAGAAGATAGAGATGGCACGATAGATGAGATACTTCTTACACTCGTCAGTCAGGGCTAGGATGATTTTCTGGTCTGTCACCGTTTTCCCATCCTTTTCAAGCACATCCTTCACCTTTTGATAAGGAAGGTATGTAAATAGCTCCACTTCATGGTCATACACCTTGTTTGTAGGCATATCATGGTTAGCAGAATATCTTCCGGCAGTCCAGTACATCAGTACTCGCTTTCCTGTAGTAGGCGAAACGGTTATCATGCCCTTCGGCTTCTGCGGTGTCCCCCTAGTCCATCGAGAGGCTTGCATCTGAGCCTCCTTGCTTCCTGGGTCCATCAAAGCCACCAACGAGGAAGACCAACTTTTCAGCCTCAGCTCCACCAGCCTCAGCCAATCATCAGGTATCACAAGGCTACCATGCCCATCAGTGTATTGTGTCTGAATGGCATCATAATCTTGCTTACCGCTTTCATTCAGCGAAACCACTACCCTTTGGGGCTGTAGCATCTGCGGTGGTGCTTGCAGCAATAGCTGCTGTGCTGCTGTCTCGATAGCTTGTTTCATTTCCTCGTCCGAATCATCGGCAAAGACATCATTCAGCTCATCGTGCTTCACCTCGTCCAACGCAAGCCTCATTTCCTTCACAAGGTCACTCATCAATGCTTCCATAGGCACTATTAACTATAAACTATTAACTAAAAAACTATTTCAACCCCAAGCTCCTTAGCCTTCTCCTTCACCTGCTCAGGTGATTTCAGTTTCCTTACATCCACCTTGTAGGACTTCTGGAGATAGTTCTTTGCCTTGGTGATATTCTCGAAGCGAAGGGCGTTATCGTCCATCAAGTCCATCGCTTTCCCTATTACCTCATCAAGAGCTTTCTTTGGCTCTGGTTCAGGTTCGCTCTCATCCTTGATGCGTCCAGCCTTGGTTAACGGATGCTTTCTGATGCAGTCAGCCACCTGTTTGTTGTCCGTGAGGTAAGAATAAGCATTGTTACTGCACCTCTCAAACTCCACGCTCTTCACAAGTCCGCTAGGCAGAGTCACCACAAAGATGAGCATACTGTTTGCTACAAATCTATACATATCTTTTGTGTTTATGGGTGAAGGGATAGCGAAGCCTAGTCCGAGGGCTATTGTTCCCATCTAGAGCCTCAACTATCCCCGAGTTTTGATATATGTTAGAAAACTATCAGTTCCCTTTGCGATGTTTAAGCTGCCTCCAAAATCTGCTCATCGGTCACACCGTCCTCTGTGAAGGTAGGGCGAGAAACACGAGCATGGGCATCTGGGAATGTCAGAACCCAACAGCTATACTCCTCCATTACCACACCTGCGGTGTTGCGAATCAGCAAGTCCTTGGCATTAAACTCTCTTCGTGTCCAAGTTCCGAATACATACTTGTCGAGATAACGAGCATCCAAGCAGAAGGCTCTACCGTCCATACCCCAACTATTGAAGGCATCGTGGCGATAGATGAGAATCTTAGTTCCCATGCTCTCAAACTTCTCGAAGTCGAGCTTCCATCCCTGGTAGTCCTTTTCGGTCTGTGTAATGATACGCTTGTTAGAGCGGAGGTTAGCAAATGCCTGATAAATCAGGTTGTCAACGAAGAGCAACTTGGTACGGCTGGAGTTACCTGCACCCTTCAACATGGATGCAATAAACTGGGTCAACTCCTTCTCGCTAATCACATATTCATATACCTGCTTCTTCTCAACATTTGTACCGCCAGAACCATCAGGAACGGTTACATCGGCTGTTACAGGAACTAGAGTGCCATCGGCTTGTCTAAACATCTTTGGCTCCCAGTGTCCAATCTGCAAATCCTTACCAGCTTCCCAGAAGATGCCACCCATGGTATAAACAAGACCTACATCCTTGCCACCATTCGACATAGAGCGATAGCCAAAAAGTCCGCTCAGCTCCTGCCCCTGGCGCATATCGTCCATAGCCATCTTCTCCTGGCGTGTGAAGTCCCACTGCACCTGGGTCTTGCTCATACGGTCGATAAGAGACTCCTCCACCTGCATGATGAATCGCTGGCAATACTGGAAGCTCTTGTCTGGCATAGAGTAGTAGCTGCCTGTCTCTACCTCTTTTTCACCTGCGGCTCTACCAAGGCGCATTACCACAGTGCCTACGGCAATATCCTCTGGAATGTCACGATTACCACGACTGTTGTTCTTCTTACCGTTCAGTGCATAGCAAGTTGGGTTTCCATCATTATCAACATCAGTAACACGCAACTGCAAAGGAATCAATGTGCTCCGGTCAGTACCATTGTCCTGATAGCCAAGACAGCTATTAATCATCAGGATGTCACCTACACCGAATACCGTAGGGTTCTCCACCTTCAAGGTCACAGAGCCACCACTTGTGGTTTTAGCCACCTTCTCCGTCAGCTTGGTTTTGATTGGTCGCTGACCGATGGAATAATACTCGATGCGGTTGCTGGTCACAGGAGTCATACGCTTCGATGCTCGAAGAATCTGGTCGATAGGACAACTCTCCAGCTTCATTTCCACCACGGTAGGGTTCACATGAGCCACATAGTAGTCCCAGTTGCTCATCTTCTCCTGCTGCTCTTGGCTTCCACCCTGCCACTTTGGACCCGTGCCACCAATACCTGGACCTTCTGTTGGACCCGTAGCACCACCGCCACCTTCACCTGCTGGAATATTAGGAGGAGTTTCTGCCATAGCATAAGAGCTGCCACCACTCAGAATCATGACGAAAATCGCCATCATGAATACAAACCATTTCTTAAACTGTTTCATAATCTACAATTTTTTAAACTATTAATTATTAACTATAAATTCTTAATTGATAAGAGCTACATTCCAACCATCTGGCTATACACCTGTTCGGTTCGGCTCTTCTCCTTTGGAAGAGAAGGAGCACCACCGCCACCATTGATATTGATGTTCCGCTTGCCACCCTGTCTTCCATCATGTAGCTGCTTCTGCTGGTCGATTTTCTCGTTCTTGCCACGCTTGTAGCCACGTTCCTCGGCATCAGCCACAGCCTTGTCGAAGTCCTTGATTTGGAAGAGACGCAAGAAGTCAGCCTTCTTCAAGCCATACCGGGCAGCACGCCATACGAATCCATCATCATCGTGGTCTTCGCCATCATCGCTGCGCTTATACATCCACTCTATCAAGTCCTTGATAGCCTCGGGCTTAATCTTGGCTTCCTTCATGGCAGCATCAAGCTCCTTATCCTCTTGCTCCATGTTGGCTGCAAGAGTCTCCTTGCCCTTGGCTAGCTTCTCGCTCGCATCGAGTTTTTCCTTCTCGCTAGCCTTCAAGCGTTTCCTAGCCTCATCGTCACCATTGATGGCTTCTATGTAGTCCTGTCCTAGCTCGTCTATCAAGTAGTCGATAAGGTTGAAGTCGCCACCATCGGCATTTTTCTTTGTAATGAGACCTGTCACCAGCCCAGGCGCATGAGGATTTTCTTTCAGCATATTGTTGAAGTCGTCCATCCTTTTCTTGCTTTGGTCGTACTGGTCGTAATCGGTCGCAATTTGGTTATAAACAGCCTCATCATCGTCCATATTCAGGTCGGGATAACGCTGAGCAAGACGCTCTCTGAAAGAATCTCGCTTTGATTTAACATTCTGATTATCAATCGCTTCTTTTGCCATAAACGTTCGTTTTTAATATTTGTGTGCTAAATTAAGCAAAATTTCGCATTACTTTGTGATAAGTTCTGCATCTTGATGAATTAATTTTGTTGGCATGAAACATCTAAATTCCATATCCGAAATTTACCTTAAAAGAGACCAGGAAATGTTTCTGCTCTTTCGTAAGGCCAAGAGGATGGTAGAATATCCTACCACCATGGCTAAGATATGCGATTACATCGCCAAGATGCCAGCCTCTTGTTATTATCTCGCTGATAGCACAGCCTATCGGTATGTATGCAAACGCATCAAGGGGGAAAAGCCTAAGTTCGGCAAATACCAAGCCATGAAGGAAAAGCTCTTCGAAGCCTTCTATCAGGATTTCTTGCGCCTCCGTCAGATGGAACAATACAAGGAATACAACACCAAGCATCTTGTGTATGTGTGCCTAGACCTCCCTGCACCCAACATGGGGATGGCTCCTCGCTACATACAGATGAAAATCAGCAATTATTTCCGCAATAAGAAAACATCATTCATCACTCGATAAAACTTTCATTCATCATGCGTACATTATATATAACTCTCCTCATCGTCCTCCTGATGGCTTTCATCATTCCGCTGCACGCCAATCTTGCTGTGTCGCCATCCTCGACTCAATACTCCCATTTCGTTTACATGTTCGGTCATGCCAACTTCATCCATTGGGCTGTTAATGCCTGGTGCCTCCTCATGGTGCATCGTCAGTTTCGCATCCATCGTGTGCTGGCTTCGTGGCTTGCCTCCGTTGGTCTCTCCTTCCTTTATTATCCGTCCCTCCCAGTCTTGGGCGCATCGGTCATTATATCTTTCTTCATGGGTTTCACTGCTCCGTGGCTCTACAGGCGAAAACGCTTAGCCTTCTGGCAGATGCTCATCCTCCTAGTGATTGGATGCCTCCTCCCTCACATAGCTGGCATCTATCACCTCATCCTCTTCGCCCTAGGCTTCATCTACGCCAAGGCAGAAGGATTCATTCGCAAATCTCAAAAACTCAACATTTAACATTCAACACTCAACATTAAAAATAAAAAATGCCAGTAGCAAAATCTTCATTAAAGGTACGACCTCAGCAGCAGATTTCCGAAAAGAAGCTCAAAGAATTTCTAGAGGAAGATAAGAGAAGGCTCACAAGCCTCCTCGCTAGCTATCGTCCCATTACTGGAGAAAACGCCCCTGGTCTTCGTTTCGAGTGTGTCATTGAGGATTTCTTAAAAGGCAAGAAGCTTTGGCTTCCGGTAGAAATGTTGAAGGAAAAGAAGTTCTGCGCCATCATCAAGTGCGGTTCCATCCAAGCCTTCTGCGAGAAGTACATGCCCGACCTCGATCAAGAGAAAGCACGTGATGCTGTCTTCCGCTATCTCATCCGTCTCCGCTGCAAGCACGATTTCTATTTCTTCGCCTACGCCTATGCCCGAATCAAGAACAAGGATGGTGGCAATGATATACCTTTTCTTCTTCGCAATGCCCAGATTAAGTTAGCCAAGGTCTTCGAGCAGTTGCGCCTTCATAGTCAGTACCGCTATATCCGTGTCATTCTCTTGAAGTGTCGCCAATGGGGTGGTTCTACCCTCACCGACATCTACATGGCATGGCTGCAAATCTTCTGGAAGACCAACTGGAACAGCAACATCGTGGGTCACCAGTCTTCTTCTGCTACCCAGGTGTTCGATATGTACGAGAAACTTATCAACGCCATCCCTACATGGCTCTTCTACGACATCGGGCAACCATTCAAACCTGATACTCGCAAGTTGAAGACTTCTGGCACCATTCAGAACATCAAGTACCTCATCCCTCGTTCCTGCAAGATTCAGACTGGTTCGGCTCGTAACCCTGAGTCCTGTCGTTCCGGTGATGCTGCCCTCGCACATATCACCGAGGAAGCCTTCTTCCCGAATACTACTGAGTGGACCCCGGCAAAGGTTATCAAGGCTGCTTCTTCATCCATCCAGCCAGACCCTCTTACCTTCATTGTCCGTGAGTCCACCCCTAATGGTCGTGAAAACGAGTTCCATGATGCTTGGGTAGCTGCCAACTCCGTGGATAAGGATGGCAAACCTCTCTCTGCTTATACGCCTGTCTTCGTGGCATGGTTCGAGATTGAGAAATATGTACTCCCATTCGCCTCCGAGGATGAGCGTGCCGATTTCATCATCTGGCTGTGGAAGAATCGCAATGACGAGCAAGGTCATGGAAAGTATTATTGGTGGCTCTACGAGTGCAAGGGCGCTTCCTTCGAGGGCATCCATTGGTACATCGAGAAGTCCAAGGAGTATGAGACTCTTGACGATATGCGTCAGGAGTTCCCTTCCGATGACGTGGAAGCCTTCCTGTTCTCTGGTACTACTGTCTTCGACCCTTACAAGTTGAAGGAGATGGAAGAGGACTGCAAGGGTATCGAGCCTATCATGGTTGGCGACATCGAGGGCGATTCCTACGATGCAGCCGACCCTGCTTGCATGAACAACATCCGTTTCGTGGAACGTGCTGGTGGACCTCTCAAAGTTTGGGCTGGACCCGACAACTCCGAGATTGTCAAGCATCGCTATGTTGTGTCCTGCGATATTGGTGGCTCTCACAAGACTTCCGATTTCTCCGACATCGTGGTGCTCGACCGCTACGATGAAATCTATGGTGGTGTTCCCGAGATTGTAGCCGAATGGCATGGTCACTGCGATGCCGACCAACTCGCCATGCGTTGCGCCCAGATTGCACATTTCTTTAATGATGCCTTCCTGGTTATCGAGAACAATACCGCTTACTCTCGTATGAACAATACCGAGGGCAACCAGTCTGAGCTGTTCTTCCCTATCCTCATCCCTCTCTACAGTAATCTGTATAGTGCGTCACAGTCCAAGTTGAAGAAGGTGAAGAACATAGAGACCAAATGGGGATTCAATACTAACAAGGCTACCAAGGTGGCAGTAGTGAAGACCATGGCACGCATCATCCGAGACGGTGGCTATATGGAGCGTGAGCTTGCAGCCATTGATGAATGCACCTACTTCCTCTATTACAAGCAGAACGACTGCTATGGTGCCATTGCTGGCAAGCACGATGACCGTGTGATGGCTAGAGCTATCGCCCTCTACGTGGAAAAGGACATGCCAGCCCCAGAAATCATCCCATTCCGTTCTAAGTCCGACATAGAGCGAGAACGCCTCCGCAACCGCCCACCTGTAGTAGCCGAGCTGTCAGGCATAGGTGGTGGCAGCTAGCCCTCTCCCTGAGCCACCGTTCCAGGCGATTCCATCGCCTGTCCATATAAATTAATAATTAAAAAATAAAAGAAAAATGAAAAAAGTTTATCAAAATCATCTTCGCAAGATGCTGATAGCCATCTACCAGCCAGTCATCACTCGTATCGAACTCTTCCGCTCCACTCGTATGTGGCAGAAGGGAGTGAAAGCCACCCTTGCTAAGTACAAGGAAGGTGGTGCGCCTCGCTTCTACATGCTCTACGACCAGTCGCACAAGGATTGGGCGATTATGACCTACGACCCCAATCGCAAGGGTATGCTCGCCTACCGTCGCCTGGTTCAGCTTGGCAAGTGGAAGGCTACACGCTACTTCAAGAACGTTGAAGACATCAAGGCTGCATCCTTCTACTACACACCTTCCAAGTGGGGTGCCATCGGCTGCGATGCCGACAACAAGGTTAGAGCCAAGAAGTTGAAGAAGTGGCAAGACTATTACATGTATCGTGTTTCCGTTCCGATGGAAAAGCTACGTTCCTACAAGAAGAAATATGGTATAGCTTAAGCCCACACAAAACAAAAGGAAGAGAAAGCCATCACGGTCTCCTCTTCCTTATCTTTTTACCTTTAAACTAAAACCTAAAAACAATCTACTAACTAAAAACTTACGAGTTTATTATGATTCTAAGAACTTTCCTTTTATGTGCCCGATGATGGCAAAGTTGCCAAGTCATTTACACCATCGCTTGCATCTTTCAGGTGTGTTGCTGGCGTACCTGCCTGCTGTTGTCCTGCTCCTGCTGTAGGCATTTCGCCATTCGCTTGCTGCTGCGCTTGCATCGCCTGTAGCTTCTCTAGCTGTTCCTTGAAGTACTTCTTCATTCTGCTAGTACCAGGGAATTGTCCTACGGTCAGCATCGTATATGGGTCCATCTTACCGCTAACCATCATCTGCCAAGCCATATCGTTATTAGCATTTCTGATAAGTGGACTGTAAGCGTCCAAGTCGATGGAAACATCTAAATCCATATCCCTCATGGTCTCTGGATTGAAATGTGTCTCGAAATCGTCCCCTGTCAGTTTCACGCTGTCCGCTGAGGTGCAAAATTCCTGAATGAGGTACAGCTTTTTCTTGGCGATTCTCACCTTGAAGTTATTGAAGCTCTCCACGAAGTCCTGTATCGTGGTGGATGAACTTTCCCTTTCCAGTTGGTATTGCTTACCGCTAGTGTTGCGATGAACGCCTTGCAGAGCACCCTGCACGCCTGTACCCTCACTTGCCATGGTCTTGGCGAAGTTAACCATGAAGTCAACTCCTGCCGGAATACTCTTGTTGACCAAAGTCTGAGGTGGCTTGCCTCCGTTTTTGGAGTTCCACAAGATGATGCTATCTGTTTTGGTATAATTCACTTGCATTTCATCGATGCTTTGATTTTCGCTCAGAGCATTCTCATCCACAAGCATCGTACCCTTGGCACCATTCGCTACAATGAAGTTTATCATCATCATATAGTGGTTCAAGGTGCGTTGATTATTCTCAGCACGCATCGAGAAACTTCTTACCTCGCCATTCAGGCAAGGATAAGCCACGAAGGTATATGGCATGATGGAAGTTCTGAAACCGTCTCTCAGAACATAGTAAGGCGATTCCCTCGCATCCAGCAGATAGCCATTCGGAGTTAGGTATCTTCTGTACCAATAGGTCTCAACCTCATCCTTCATTTCGATGGTCTTAAGCTCTGATGGGTCCACATAATAGATAGGCTCACCGTTCTCATCGAGCACAGGCAGACCGTTCTCGTCCTTCATGATGTTGGCTTCCTCTAGCTTCCGCTTCTTCTCCTCGTAGAAAGCTCGTTGGTCGGGAGAGGCATATCCGCTAGTTCCTGCATCCCAGTCATGCACCCAGATGGCTGGTCTAGTCTCCTTCGTCCATATCTCCAATACCCTGTACTTGCCGATTACCGAAGAATGGGTGAAATCGTCTATCCCGGCATACTGCGCTTCACCATTCGGGTGATAAGTCTGCTCGGGAGCGAAATGATGCTGTGTCTGTAGATATATCTCGCTCAGTTTGTCCACCTCAGCCTTGCTTCCATCGGTGAAGGTGGCGATTATCTCTCGCCAAGTCAAATCGTGAGCCTCAGCGATAAATTCTATGTCGCTCAGGTCATACTTGAAGAAAGGTGGCAACGCTATCTTAAAGATGTCCACCATGTAGTCAAAGATGCCATTCTTTCCGTCCTTCCTGCCATAGTAGGTTTTCATGCCCACGAAGGCGAAGACACAGAAGGCATAAAACATTCTGGCATCTAGCTCCTGTCGGTCGTTCAAGTTGTCGTTCTGCCGAAGGTATTCATTGAAGAAATTGATATAGTCCTCCTCGTTGGGGTCTACGGCACTGCAAGAGGCTGTACTGCGCTGCTGGCGCACAAGTCCTACGAGAGAAAGCAGCTTGTCACCTATCACATCATATTCCAGTATAGGCATACCCTTCATTTCCATATACTGACGGATGCTTATCTTTCTGCCGTTCCACTCTATCAGTTCTTCCAGCTGTCTGCCCATCACGAAGTCCTGCGCTCGCTTCCACTTCTTTCTCAGCTCTGCGCCATCATGGAAGTATTGGCAAGCCCATTCTATCAGCCGAAGGTTGCTGTCCGTCTGGGCAAACCGCTCCCTGCTCACTCCCTCCAGGGAGTCAGGTCCAGGCTCGGCATAGTTCGAAATATCATTTATAACACGATTATCTGGCATAATTCTTAATTTTTCGCCAAAAATACCGCCTTTTTCTCACTTCTTAGTGATAAGTTGCGCAACTTAACATTACTTTCTCATATTTTCCCCTTATTTTTGTTCCGCAATTCTTTTAAATGTAGAATTTCTAATATATTAGATAGTATGAGTAAATCAATCAATGTTCACGAAGCCTGTATCATCACCAAGGATGATAAAGGCAACCTCTCCCTGGTAGGCAAGGCGAAAGAAGCCCTCACCACCTTGAAGAAGAATAAGGTTTCCGTCTGCATTCTTCTCTGTGACAACAAGAAGGAGGATGTAGAGAAGTTCCTTAACAATAATAACGTGCCTTTCGCCTCTCTCAATACCAAGGAAGAGACCGATAAGGATGGCAACACCAAGCATGTTGACCCACCAAAGGCAGATGTAACCATCATGCCAAGCTCCAAGGTTATCACCCTTCGAGACGATTGGCAGTGGTGCTTGGATGATATTGCCCACCGTCTTTGGGGAGAAAAAAAGAAAGAAGCACCCAAGAGTGAACAGCAGAGCATGGACGAAGCCATGAAGCGTTACATAGATTGGGCGAAGCCTAAGAAGGCAGAAGCCAACAGACCCACTCAGATAGGTTAATCATCGCTCCAACATCTTCAAAATACGATTTTCATTTTTTATTAAAAATATATTTGGAATTTAGAATTTTACGACTATCAAAAAGGGACTCGCTGTGAAGCAAGTCCCTTTTATTATATACCGGGCTACGAGTAAGCCCTCGTCACTTTTTTTATGCCGGGCTAAAAAGAAAAATCGAACACAAAATCACATTGACCAATCCTATTTCAAGGAAATATAGAACATTTTTCAGAATGGAGTGCGCCGGGCTACTCCATTCCGTTTAATGTTTCAATCAGCTCCTTTCTGGTCTTGCGAATCTCCACCATTTTGGCGGCATCGTTCTGACCGTCCATTTGCTTCTTGGCTTTGTTCATCTTCTTCTTGGCAGCAGAGATAGCCTTTCTAGCTGCAAACAGTCGCTTGTTGGTCTTGCTGTTCTTGAAGGCATTAGCCTTCGCCTTGTCAACATCCTTCAAACGCTGATACTCATCGTAGGTCTCCATCGTTCCGTTCCATACAGCCTGTATTCTCCAGTCCTCTGTCACATCCTCAGATTTCGCCTTCATCAAGTACTTGTTTTCAGCCTTTTCCATCTCCTTCAAATCATCCTCCCCATTCAGGTAGCTCTGCACCATGTCCAGTGCCTCCTTCTGGGTGAATGCCTTGTAGGCACTCATAGAGAGGAATTTCTTCATCTTCTGGCGCATCTTCTTCTTTTCCGTGATACTCTTAGCCTCATCGAAGCGTTCGCTAGCCACCTGCAAGGAAGTAATGCCATCCTTCATTTCAGCACTCTCCAATGCCTTCACGCTACCGATGGCTGCTTTTATCTGCTCCTCTGGGTCAATGCCATTGCGCTCACAGCTCTGGTAGGTCATTACCACGCCTTCCATGTCACCGCTCAGGATGAAGTCCTTGAAGTAGCTCTGAGCCTTCCAAGGAGAGAATCCCTTTGAGGATGGGAAGAAGAAGTCCACCGCCTTAAACTCCTTGTTCTCTTGGCTCGGAATCAAGAACGGTGCCCAGTAGAGCGCATCCTTGTAGAGCAGTCCGATGGTCTTGCCATACTTTCTCTGTATCTCTTGGTCGGCATGGCTGGCTTGGAAGTCGCTCAGATAGTTTATATCGTCCAAGGTCATTCTCACCATTGGGTTCGCCTTGCCTATCATTCGCTGCACCATAGGACCAGGGAACTCTAGTTCTCCCTTATGGTTGAAGAGATATTCAGGCACCTCTCGGAACTGCTTACCATGTCGGATATACATTTCCGTTCCGTCCGCATATCTGCCCATAAAGATTTTGCTCTGCTGTCCTAGGCTGTTTCCCCTCATCAGATAGTCATACCACTTCATGCCATCTGGATAAGCCAGTTCGTAAGGGCTACGGTAGTTAGGGTTGGTCTTCCTCAGCTCCTCAGCCTTCTTGCGCTCCTTCTCCTCGTCCAGGGCACGGAAGGCTGCATTGATACCGTTGGCAATAGCCTCGTAGAACACCATGAAGCCCAAGCCATAGCAAAGAAGCGAAGAAATCTGTCTAGCTCTTCTGCCCTCGTCTTCTGGAGTAAGATTCTTATGATAAAGCCTCTTGTAATACTCCTTGAAGTTCTCCAATGTCGCCTCGTTCCATACAGAGCCATATCCTGTGAGTGCAAGGAAGTGGCGAGTAGTAGAAGCATTCCAGTCTGGTGAAAGAAGAACCCTTCCTGCATAGCGCAAGGTGCGATGACTGGCACCAAGCACATCCCAGTGCTGACCTCCAAACATATCGTTTACAAACTGACCGTCCTCGTCCAAAGCCCGGCTCAGTTCCTCCTCAGTCCATCCCTTCTTCTTGGCACGTTCCTTGGTTCTATCCGCACGCATACGATAGGTTGCAAGTTTCAGTCCGTCATGCAGGAAATCCCACAAGGCTCTATCCATGCCCTTGTTAATGAGCGAAAGCATCTGCGTTGCCACCTTCAAAGGCATAGTAGCCAAAGCCACCGTTCCGGAAATTCCATTTCCGTCCTTCAACTTCTCCTGCACCTTCATCATGCTGTCACGGAAGTTATCGAACATGTTCTGCACATCCGCTGCTGCATAGTCGTTGGTCGCTCCGAACTTCACCAGATGGCTAGCAGCCTCTTGGAAGTCCTGCGGATTGGCGAAGCATGGCAACTGATGATTCTTCATCGTATCAGCAAAAATGTACTTCATAAAGTTGGCGAGTGCCTTCTTAGGTCCATACTCCACCATGTTCTGCACCATATACACCTCGGTCAGTGCTCCTGCATGGAATCCACTGAAACCAAGCTCCAACTTCTTCATGCTCGATGCCATAGTATCAAACGCCTTCCAGAAAGGAGTTGACTGATAGGTATCGAATACAACTCCGAATCTATCTCCTGCACTTGCCTCCGAATAGAGCACCTTATCCTTGCCAGTGATAGGGTTCTTCACCTTCATCTGCTTAGGCGATACATTATATACCCATACAGGACCCACACCCGGAATCTCGAAGTATTTGTATTGCTCCAAGTTGAAAGGTGCAACCGAAGAAAGCAGTGGGTCAGAAGAAATAATCTCTCCGTCCTCGTTGCGCTCGATTACGTTCAGTCCGCTCACCTCTTGGAGCATCGTCTTGTTAGCCCAAGCCTCGATATTGCTTCTGCTGTAGTAAGCCATCATCTTGGTGATGTCCGTGGTCTTAGGCACAAGTCCTACTTCCAAGCCTTCCATGATGGTGTTTATCAGGCGTGGCTTCTCGTTCGGGCTTTTTGTGCGCTGTCTGTTCTCCACATACATGGCATAGGCATTCTTATCCGATTTTTCCTTATCCCAAAGGTGGTTTACGTAGTCCACGGTGAAACCAGTGTCTGCCTTCAAGGTATTGTTGTCCTTCAACCAGTCGAAGGTATAGTTATACCAGTCTCTGATGGAATCAAGCACGCTCTTCATTGGCTCGCTCAGATTCTTGTAGTCCACACCGTAAGGAGTGATACGGTTCAATATGATAGGCAAAACATTCTTATTCAAGATGTCCGTACCATCAATAGGCACAAATCCAGGTTCTTTCTCATGGTTGCCATTGATGATGTTGGCTACCTTGCTAGCTACCTCTGTTGCGCCCTTCATATCATCGAAGAGTTCTACCTCTTTTCCATTCTTCAGTTCCGTATGTGTATTGGCTGTCACCTCGGCAAGTTTTGGACGAAGTTCCTGTATAGCCTCCACATCGTTAGGAGTGATATGGATATGTCCCTCACCAAACACACCTGTAGAGTTCAGCTTGTAGGCGATTTCTCTGATGCGTCTAGGTGCCTCTATTATATAAGGTATAGCCTCAGCTAGCTTTTCAGCCTTGTTTGGCTTGCCTTGGTAGTCGGAAAGCAACTTATCGAAAGCACCGCTCTCTGCCATTTTCTCGATGCTGCTCTTCACATCATTGATATAGATGGCATCGTCTGCGCTAGCCTCCTCCATATTCTTTCTACGATGGATAACCGCATGTTTCACGGTGGTTGCAGCTCCCTCCTTGCTCACATCGGTACTAGTCACCTCTGCCAAGTCCTGCATCACTTCCTGCTCCAAGGCATCAGCCTCTGGATTGGTCTCGGCTGGGTATATCTTGCCCTCGTACAAGTCAAGGTCGGCATCGTTCTGCTCGTTCAGTTCGTGTCTAGTCAGCCAGTCCTCATACTTCTGTCTAGCCTCGTCCTGCTTCTGCTTCTCGAAGGAAAACATATCAGGCATAGGGTTCTCCTTATCGCCCATGGCATCGTTCCATTTCTCCCACTCCTTATAGCGGTTCATAAAGGCATCATCGCTTTCGCCTTCCTTGCGCTCTGGGCGAAGTGGCATTTCCTCGCCTCTCAGTCCATGGCTATCACGCCACTCCTTGTTAAGGCGTTCCCATTCCTTCTTGCCCTCGGCATCCTTATCGAAGTCATAGAACATAGGTGGCTCTGGGTCTTCCTTATCCTCTCGGGCTTCCTTCCATCGCTTCCATTCCATCACTCGCTTCATGTATTGGATGGCACTCTCGCCCTTCTTCTGTCTCGGCTTGCCCTTGCCAGCACCATCAGCTAGCGCATCCTTGATTTCGGCATTGCTAGCCTGTGCCATCATAGCCTCCTGCTTCTCCTTCGGCATATTGTCCCAAACGTGGAGAGCCTTACCAGCCTTCATTAGGTAATATCTCAAATCCTTGTCGTTCAGAAGTCCAGGCACACGGATGCCAAGCTTCTTAAGCACCTTGATAAGATAATGCTTTATCTTAGTCCACAGAGAAAAGTCCTCAGCTGTAGTTGGACCCTCCTCGGCAAGATGGGCGATATACTCCTGCGTGCCGATATTGATGCGGTCAGGATTGTTCCAACCTGGATCATACTGATGAGCGAAGTCGAGAATCTTGCCCCTCGTCTCCTTATCTACAGACTTATACACGAAGTCCGCAAACTTTCTCACGCCCTGCTCACCACCAAGCAGCACTTCCATACCCTCATGTCCTATCTTCTCATGGAAGACGGTTCTCTGAGCCTCATCGGCATCAGCACAGTTAGGCAGATAAACATGAACCGTATGCGTAGTTGGGTCATACCATCCGGTAGCACCATTCTTCACATCACTCAGATAAGCATCAGGAACCTCATCCACAGAAGTGTAAACCGTAGCCTCAGCACCACCCAGTTTGTTGGCAGTGTTCACCACCCGGTCACTCACCTGTTTCTGCATGTCAGCATCCCAGTTATTCTTAAAGATAGAGCTGCCAAGTCTAGCCAGCACATTTCTGCCGGATAAGTCATCCTTATTCAGCAGAGGAGCAATCACGCCCTTGGTCAACTGCACTGGAATACCATTGCCAATAATGGTATGCGCCAAAGATTCCGTCTTAGGCAATTTATAGTCATCGCCCAGTCCGGTAATCCTAGCCAATACCCTGCCATCAACACGCAACACCTTTCCACCCGGCATGATGATTACGTCTCCGCTCTTGGTTCTCAACGTTGGCAGAATCTCATCACCATAGGCATGAGGTATCTTTCCATCGGCATAGGCACTGCCCATTACGTAAAGAGGCTTCTCCACCTTCTGCCAGTCGATTCCGTCAGCCTTCAGTCTGGCATCCATCCATGGTGCCACACCGTTTTTCTTCTCCGTCAGGGTAGGAAGAATATCCTCCACAGCCTCTAGCCATCCACCCTTGCGTGGTTGCTTCTTAGGCTTCTCCGGCAGTTCTCCGTCCTTCACGGCTCTAACAATCAGTCGCTCCCTGCTGGTATAGCCACCATAGTCAGCAGCATTATACACGTCAGCATCCCATTTGTAGCCATTCTTGTCAAGTGCCTGGGTGATAATCTTCATCGCCTCAGAGTCCTTGTAGCCCTTCACGTTCTCGATAGTCACCACTCGCGGTTTCACAGCATCAATGAAGTCGGCAGTACTCTTGGCAGTCTCCTTGTCAAGCTCCACCTCGCCCCCATTGCTCTTAGCCTGAGAGTAGTTCTTGCATACGGGCGAAGCATGGAAATACTCCACCTCGCCATCAATATGCTTCACCAGTTCCTTAGGGTCCACGTCTCTCACGTCAGCCGTAACAATATGCTGTCCGAAGTTGTTGCGATACACGCCACTTATCTTCCGGTCATACTCCACAGCCACCACTGGGTCGATAATGCCCTTCAATCCCTCTTCAACCAGACCACCACCACTAAAGTAGGTGCCAGCCTTCATCAGCGAATCAGGATGCTTCTTCAACTTCTGCTCCAAGATAGGAGATTGCGCATTTTTACCGTACACCTTAGAATAATGCACACCATCATTCTCACCTCCTACGATTCTGCCTCTGTTATCGGTCTCCACAAACGGCACACCTCGCTTCTCTAACTCTTTTCTCAGACTTGGAGTAACCACATTCGAAGGCATAGTGATATTCTTGCCCTTGAACATATTATTGACGATAACATCAGCCACCTCGCTGTCAGGCACAATACGCACAGGCTTATCCCAACGAGAAAGCACCACCTTGCGCTTGCCTGTCAACTGTCCTTGGATGATACCAGCCTTCCACTCTACTTCACCCACGGCATCCTTGGCTTTATCAGCCTTGTAGCCACTGGTTAGCTCGCTCTTTGGCACCTCAACCTCTACGGTTACGATGTTAGGTCGATTCTGAGCCTCGCTAAACTGGTCATTCAGTGGAGTGCGAGAAGTATGAAGGTAAGGATTGTAAGCAGCCTTAAGCGATTTACCATTACCCTTGTTTAGGGTAAACATACCCTTATCATCAGCAAGTTCTGGTCGCTCATCTGCCTGTTCCCACTTACCGAGTTCGATAGGTTCCACAAACTTGCCCTTCACCTTTGCAGCCATCGGTGGATAGAGTTTTCCATCTTCGCCTACCTGCATGGCACGATAAACCTTCACCGTGTCTTCTTTATCCAGCTTCTTGATGGTCTCAGGGTCTTTCACGATGCTATAGCTAGCATCATTCCCATTCATCACAATCTGCTCGTCACGGTTCACGTCCTCAGTTTCAGATGCCAAGGAGTTTCTGCGCTCCTCGTCCGTCATACCCAAACGCTTCTCCACATTTCGAGATTCAACTTCACCAGCCAACTTTCTATATTCTTGGTAAGAATCAAAGTCTGTACGTTGGAACCTATCCAAACGGAAACGCTTAATGGCATCATCCATACTTCTGTCTGCATAGCCACGAGCGAAGTAGTTGAATCCCTTAATTCGGGTTTCCTTGTCAGGAATGAACTCAGGCATATCCATGTCCTTATATTCCTGGATAAGGGCTTTCTCTACAGCAGATTGGTTATACTCACCACCCATTTCCTTGGCTTTCTCTTCCAATTCAAAGGCATAGGAACGTGCCTTCCATTCAGCCTTAGCAGCATTGAAATCTCTCTCCACCTGTTCGGGTGTGCCACCATGCGCAAAACCCTCTTCATGCTGAATTACGTGCTGAATTTCATGATTCAGAATGCTATTCAGATACTTTAATTCATCCGCATGAATGGTTATAGTCTTTGTTTGTGGATTGTATTCCCCATTTGAAGGCATGTCATTCATTACTGCATCAGTATGGATTTTAATATTTTTCAACTGAGGATAAGCCTCAAAAAGCTTTGGTGCATCCACAGCATCTTCCAACTTACCATCAGTCCATAGCATATCCTCTTCGAAACGCTTAACGATATTTCCACCACCTACATCGATGGTGTCCTTTATCTTGGCATCAGGCATTTCGTATCTCCACTTGCCATCTACACCTTTCTCCCAACCTGTAGCCATCTTGATAATCTTGGCATCCTTCTTTGCCTTTTCCATCTGCTTGGCTACATCAAGATTATCCATGCGGATAGTTTGCTCCTCAGCCTTATCAGCCTCGGCAGCTCCCTTCTCTCCAGCAAACATGAAGCGAATATCGCTCTTGCGAGAATTGAAACGCTTAGAAGGAGGAATAACGTCACCCTCATCATCATAGGTAACAAGGTCGTTCAACTTTCTATTATTCTTGGCATTCTTGTATTTATACTCCTTGCCATCATCAAAGCCAAACTCGTTTGCGTCATTACCATCCCACCACAGTTGAGTAGCCGGAACTTCGTCTTCAATGATACGATATTTGCCATCCAGTCGGTTCGTTCCGTGCATTTCGGCATATTTCTTAGAAGGAGTAACCCAGTCACCATTACGCAACTTTCCTTCTTTCACAGAAGTTGGAACAGCACGATAAACCTTTACCTTAACATCCTTCTCGCCATTCTTAATGGCATCAATAGCCGTATTGATGGCTTTCACAGATTCCAATCCATGAGGAGTGTTCTGCGAATAACGCTCAGGGTGAGAGAAGTAATCATCCGGCTGAGGAGTGTACCCCAAAGCCATATCCTCCAGGTTTACATCTGAGCCACTGGATTCCCAATCGTCACGTCTCGCCTTGTCGCTTTCATATCCAGGGTTTCCCGGTGCAGCCCATGCACCTACGCCCTGATATGCGCTTTCGGTATCGTCATATCCCTTACGTCTGGCAGCCTCATCAAGCATTTCCCTGGCTGTAGCATCATCACCCTTAGCAAGAGCATCCATATACTGCTTGTCAAGTTTATCATCAGGAATCAAAGAAAGTTCCTCCAAGTGCTTTTTGCGCTTGGCTTCCTCTTCCTCTGCTCTCTTTCTAGCAGCTTCCATGGCGTTACGCTGCGCCTCCATCTGCTGCTTGCGCTCCTCTATCATGGCATCAACGTCACCAAAGTTCTCCTTCAAGGCTTCATTTACAGGCTTGGTGTACTTAAGAAGTTCCTTGAAAGAGGAAATCTTATCTTCATTTGCCTGCAACAGATGGCGTTTGATATTGGCTCTGGCACGTGCAGCCTCAGCAGTAGACCCCTTCTTAATAGCATTGGCATACATTGCCACATCAGCCTCATCAACCCCAAATTGCTGAGATACAGCTTTTATTTTATCCTCCACAGATAAATTTCCACCATTTTCCTTGGTAATTTCAAAGGAATTGCGTATCTTTGCATCGCTATGAGGATTCAGGACGCTATCCTTTCCGCTTGGGTTATTTGCGGATGGAGTTAATGCCGAACCTTGATTCTCGCCCAAGGAATTAGAATCGCCTCTGAAACGATTCCATAGCATTTTTGATTCCGTTAATTCTTTCAACAATTTTGAAGGCTCTATTTGATGGGCACTGACTGAAACTTCATCCTCGCCTTGCTTTACGGTGATTGATTCAAAGTTCAGAATCTTTGTTCCGTCTACTTTCTTGAAAGACTTTACAAACAGATACTTGGTCTGTCTTTCTGCACCTTCTTTAGGAGCAGGCTTCTCTAAGATAACATCTGGACGCTCCAAGGTAGGTTTCAATAGACCAAATCGTTTGATTCTGTCTTCTCTACCAGCCTTTTTATATTGGTTTTCACCTAACTTGATGCTACCTATTGGTGTATTGACACGACCATCCTTGCCGAAATCCTGTAACCAGTTATCCTCTGTATGTTCGAGGATTCTTTCAGGCTCGGCATTATCAGCCATCTGCTGGCGTAAAGACACAGCTTCGTCCTTGGTCATTTGACCTTTCAGCACGTTACGTGGGTCCACACCATTAGCCAAGTCTCTCAGCACAAGGTTACGAATATCCTCCAAGGTCATTTTCTTGATGTCCTCAGGCTTCCACTTGGTGAAGGTCTCCAAAGTCCAATACCAGAACTTCTTCAACCATTCCTTCAACTTATTGATAACACTCAGTTCCTTAGCTGTATCAAGCGGATTCTCCTTGATGGCATCCTTAGCCATCTGTTCAAGTATTGCGTCACCCTCGTCACCGGTCAGACGAGCAAAAGCCTCATCACAAAGTTTCTCCTCGCTCAGATGGCTATAGTTAGGGTCGCTCTGTAAGTTCTTGAACCATTCCGTCTGCTTGATGAGATTATCACCATGCTCAATTAGTTCAGGATTCTTAGCCTTTGCAGCAGTACGCCAGATATGCTGATACTCATGGATAGGCGTGTTAGGATTCAGATGTTCCTGGTTCAGCACAATCTGCTTGCCATCAGTGTAGCCATAAACCACACCCTTACCCTGAGCAAACTTAGTATTACCAGAGATGTTGGCATTGTTCTCATCGAATATCACATAGTTGTAATCGCCTTCCTCTGCACCGCCATGAATCATTCCAGCAGGGTACTTGATACCGACAAAACCTATTTCACTCAAAGCCCTTGATGCTAATTCTGCACCATACGAAGGTCTTTCACGGTCGAAGAAGTCTTCTAAAGCATGATAAAGTTCTTCACCTTTCAATGTAGGAAGTTTCTGCATACCATTCTCTGGCGATTCAAGTTTCATTTGGGTGATACGCTCAATCCTATCTATATCATATCTCGCTCCACCATCATTAAAATACTCGTTTTCACTGAAACCGTTGTGGGTTATTTCCCAAAGTCTATACCATTTTTCCAATGGAAAATTCTGAGATTCGTTCCATCCAAGATAGTTGCTGCCATTATCATCAGGAATATCCACATCATATCGATATGCTCTATTACTTGGTATAGCTATGCTATCATCGTCCTTTGCAAGAATTTCGTTTAGTTCTTGCAGATAATCTGTATCAGGGAATTTTCCTATAACATCTTTCAAATCTTTACGTGCATTCTCCAAGCCCTTTGCCACATCTTGATGCTTATACATATAATGTCTCAGCATATCCTGTGCCTCTTTTGACATACTTTGTGGATTTACAAATTCAAAGCCAAATATTGCCTTCTTATCCTTAGCTCTCTGTGCATAATCTGTGCCTATCTCCTTAGAGTTCGTAACATACACACCATGCCCAAAAGTCTCACTTCCCTCACCCTCAAAAGCATGAGACAAATTGAACTTGTCAAAGCTAGCACCGCTACCATGATAGGTACGCATGAAGCTGATTCCTGGCTCTGCAACAGTTTTCAGTTGGTTCTCCAAATCTTGCAACTTAGCTTCCAACTCTCTTCGCTTAGAGCTATACTCCAGCATAGCCGTTTGTCTAGATTTCATCCAAACATCATCAGGGATTTCGTTTTCCGAACTCAGCCCATGCTCATCCATATATTGTTTCATCAGCTGATTTTGGTAGGCAATGCGCTCGTTACCTGCTGCATCAAGCATGGCATGAGTTTCCTTAATCTGCTTATTCAAATCAGAAATTTTCTCTCTGTTTCTGTCAATCTTATAAGGGTCAAACTCGTTAGGCACCTTACCCACCACGTTCTTCACCTGCTCCTCGAAAGGCTTATTGAGGTCAAAAGCCTTGTAATTGCCAATTCTCCAAGCGTTGGTATAGTACTTACGCCACTGCTCAGCCAAAGCCTTCTTTTGGAAGTACTCTGGCATCTGGTTAGGGTTATCCATGTTGACGATGGCATACTGCGCATACTTATCTGGACGATGCTCAGTTGCCCAGTCGTATGCAGCCTTAGCAGCCTTCTTCTGCTCAGGTGTCTTGATGTTGAAACGAAGGTGTGGGTCGTTCATCAGCATAGAGATTGCAAGATTATCCTGCTCTTCTGCCACCTTTTCCATCTCCTCGTTGCTTATCACCTTCACCGGAATGCCAGCCTTCTTTAGCATGGTTGATACAGCATCAAACGCTACCTTCTGCGCCTCCGTCATTTCAGATGGCTTCACCTCCTTCACATCACGGTCAAAAGATGCAAGAGGCACTAACTTATGTACGCCTACAGCAGTAAGATACCCCCTAGCGTTAAAGCGAGGATTCAACTCATAAGCACATACATTGTCCTTATCTACCCAAGAAACACCCTGGCGATACTTCTTTGTACCAAACCATTTCTTTTCGCTTGGATAGAGTTTATCCCCATTGATGTTAGAAGAAAGCATAGTATATCCATACTCAGGCTTATCTTCTCTATCTTGGTGGAAATCAAGCAAACGCTCTGCAAACTTCTGCATCTTAGGCTTATCTTCCTCCGAAGGATGCACATCATTCTCGTATGTATATTCCATATCTGAAATAAAGTCCTGATGAGCACCTTTCTTAATCATTGCATAGTCCGCAAATGGCTTAGTCTTGCGGTCGGAAGACTCTAACCACTTATCGAAGGTAGCCTTAGGCACAGCAGTAACCTTACCAAGTCCATTCCAGTCCTTGGAATAGTTGGCAAGATAAGCCTCTGTAGCAGCCTCCTCAGAAGGATAGCCATACATCACCTTATGCTCGTCAAACTCACCAGTCTCTGGGTTCACTTGGTCAACAACATAAACGTTACCATCAAAAGAATCAAGGTCAGCAGCATCATTGATGAACATATCGATATGGTCACCATCCACGCCAATCTTGCCCAAAATATAGCCATAAGTGTCGTGCATGGTCACGCTCCAAGGCTTGCCCTGCTCGTCCTTACCGCTACGTGTCGTGCCCTTCGGTGTCTCTACAGTAAAGTCATAGCCACCGAAGGACAAATGTCCCTTCTTATAGTTACCTGCCTTCTTCTGAGCCTCAGAAGGGTTAGGCTCAGTCTCGGCAATGGCATTCTTTAAACGTTCTCCGAAGGATGCTTCTTGCGGTAGATGTGCGCCTCGAACAACTGAGCCTTCGCCACGTTCCAAGCTGCCAGTCTCTTGTCGCCCTGTGCGTCCGCTATCAGTGCCTTCTCCAGTCTCGGACTGAGAAGATGCTTCTCTGCCACTAATTTCTTCGCCTTGGCGATTTCCTTCATCAACTCCTCTCCGTGAAGAGTCGCTACCCAGGCCACCGCCTCCTCCATATCCTTCTTCATTGCTTCTGTCATCATAATCTGCTATTTCTGGTAAAATTGATTTAACATATTCTTTATACTCACGCTCACGTTCCTCAGCCTCCATCATACGGTCGTATTCCATGCCTTCGATGGCGTTAAGTTCGCTTTCAGAAGGCAAAGATAATGTTTTATCTTGAATATACGAATTATATTCTTCGATTTCTGCCTGTCTTTCGATGATTTCACGCTCTTTCTGGGCTTCATACCATTCTTCCTCTGCCGAAAGTTCCTCCTCTGCTGCGGCAATTCGGTTCATAAGTGCCACGTTACGCATATCCTTCACGTTGTCGTAGGACTTGAACATATCGAGCAAGGTGTTTCTCACATCTTGGTCAGAATATCCCATATCCTGCAAGTTTACAGGAAGGTCATTGAATACTCTCACGGCAAATTCATTAACCGACATACCGGTTCCTTTCTTGGCAATAAGATAATTGAACTTATTAGAATCATACCGCTTGCCAATACCAAACTTGAAATTACTCTTGCCCAACTCATATTGAAGAGATTCCGGATTCAAGCTATGTGGACTCAAAGATTCAGATACAGCCTCTTCCAAAGTCTGAGGCGTTAAGTCCATAACATCAATAGAAGCATCCTTGTATATCTCTTTGATTGACCCAAGGTCATTCTTCTTCAACGCATCAGCCACAAGAACCTTGCGCTGCTCAGAAGGAGTCAATTCTTCCATCGCCTTGGCTCTCTCCTCCTTATTCTCTGCACTATATAGATTATTGAGCAACTTATCCTGTGCCTTCAAATCCTTAGCCGATGCAGATAAATTAGCCTGTCTAGCCTCTAACTGTGCCTTGGTAGTGTTCAATTCCTTCAACTGGTCAGCCGAATAATCAACGTCATCATTCATGTATTGCTCCAGGGCTTCATTGATACCATCTATCTGTGGCTGCACCTCGTCATTCTGAATATGATAGATACGCTTGCGCTCAGAGGCAATATAATTGCTAGCCTCATCCATGGTTGGATATTGCTTCTTCAATTCTTTATTGTCTAGCACAGCCACCTCACGCTCATCAGCAGATGTAATTGCGTTCTCGTCCACACCTGCCTTCTCGATTTCAGCCTTGCGTTCATTCTTCAAGGTTCTAGCCTCCTCTGGAGTCATAACCTCCTTGCGGATAGCATTCCAGTTCTTATAACGAGTTTCAAGGTCGGCAATCTGCTCATTAACAAGTGCCAAGTCGTTCTCCACCTTCTGAGCCTTCTCTGGGTCCAAGTCGGCATTGAGAGATAGCCAGTCCTCATATTCAGATGCAGCCTTTCTCTTGTTATCCAACTGTTCCTTGATGTCAGAACGGCTACCACTGATAAGGTTCATCAGTTTACCATGGTCATTGCCAAATTGCTCCTGTAGATACTCAGCTGCCACCTTTGGCTCTGTGTCCTTAGAGGAATAATCAGGCTGTCCCATGCCCAAGCCTACGATACCTTCATTATATCGTTGCTTCTTATCTGCCTCAGCCTTGGCTGCATCATCGTTGGCACGCTGTGCGTCCTCGGCATCCAGCTCTGCACCAATAGAGGCATCGAGGGCGTTCTGTCGCCAAGTATTAAACTCGTCCTTGGTCAGTGCGATATTGTCCTTTCCATCAGAAAGCACAATCTTGCCATCCTCGCTATATCCGGCAAAGGTCATTTGCATTGGTTCGTCACCTACTTCCATGGCTACCTCCACAATGTCGCTAGGCTTCAACCCACTGCCATCATACTGGGCAAAGAACTGCTGTTGTCTCGCATTCTTCTGCTCCGTCACCTTCTGATTGATGTAATCATCAAGAGGAATAGGAGTGCCCACTTCCTTTATGTCGGCACTAGATACCTGCTTAATCGTAGGCTGTCCCTGCTCATCAGGCACTACCACAAAGCCACCACCATACTCATTGGCTTTCTTCAAGAATACCTGTTGACCTGTAGTAAGGGTAGCTGGCACGATATTTCCGTCTTCCGTCTGATAAGTCCAAAGAAGCTCCTTCAAGGCATCACCATAGCCATCATCAGCATGTTGCAGAGCATCATAAACGCCTTTCTTGGCATCCTGTGCCTCCACATACTTACGCACGGCATCCTGTTGTGCTGTAGTCATTGAGTTGGCACGCTGAGCCACAAACTGCTCCATGTCCTTTCCTTCCTCGTATGCCTTCACCACCACATCCATCATAGCCTCATTATCGGCAAAGGCACGCTTCAATCTAGCCTTCGACACATCATCGTTATGGTCAATCGCTTTCAAGCCCTCAGCATCCCCATTCTGGTAGGCATTCTGTCCCATCACATAGGCATCAGATTTGCTTTCATTGGATGCAGTAGTGGCATCAGAAGGACTTGAACCGTTCTCCACCGAAGGTGTACCCTCCACATTTGAAGGCGTTTCACCCCCAACTGGAGGCGTTGGCGGTTCTGTTGGTGGAACATCAGAAGAAACAGAAGCATCTACAGGCTTTTCAGCTGTAGCCTCAGCATTCTCAGCCGAAGCACCACCTTTTTGTGTGGCACCAGGCAGTTCACGCTGTCCCTCAATCAAGTTTTGATTCATCTGCTCCTTTGCATCGTTCATTTCTCGTTTCAGCACGATGTCGTTATAGAGCTGCTTCTGGTATTCCTCCACAAGTTTCTGCTGTTCGGCAGTGCGAGACTTGCCATCACCCTCTAGAGCCTTGCGAAGCGTACCATGCTCCACACCTTGCGAATCCTCGAAGGTGCGCACATACTCCTTCATAATAGGGCTATTCTCAAAAGCACTATCATAGAAGTGGCGATAACTGTTCACCATCTGCTGCTCTTGCCCGGTCAGTTCCATGCCTTTCTGCTGTTTCTGCATGATGTCACCGATGGCACTGGCATTCTGATGAAGATAGATTGCAGCCTTATCCTCATCACTCAGTTGCTCACCTGCGGCATACTTATCTCTCGCTTGCTCATAAACAGTGTTCAGTCTGTCCTGCAAGGCATCGGTATGGTAAGCCTTTTCATACTCAGAAGTGATATTCAGCGACTTCTCGAAGTCTAGCTTCTTCTCTGCCTTCTGAGCCTCTTCAAGCGAAGAATACTCTTTGCGGTCGATGATGCCACCATCCTTATTCAAGGTTTCGAGATATACTTTGCCATCATTATTCATTGGCTGCACGATGATAGAGTCGATAACTGGCGAGAAGGAAGAAGGGCGTTTTCCTTCCACCACAGCCATCATCTTTGCCTTCAATACCTCTGGCACGCTCTTATCGTTCATCAGGTTCATGTACTTATCAGTGAGTTGCCCCATCATCTGCACACCTTCACCCTCTGCACGATAACCATTGATGCCCAACTTCTCGAAGGCATCACGCAAATCATCATAGTCGAATCTCTTCAACTCGGCAATATCTTGGTCGTTGAAGTCAAACTTGCGGTTAAACTCCTTGGCATCCTTGAATCGGGCATACTTGCCCACCATACCAGGCAAACCGATGGAAGTAAGGTTAGCCATGCTCTCCAAGAAACTCTCAGCTGCATCCTTGCCTGTAGGCTTGAAAGATGGATCCTGTGCCATACGCTCCAACATCTGCTGACCTGTCATAATGCTAGAGTCCACCACCTTGCCACCTACATCTGCAAGAACATTGGTAGCCAAGCCTCTGCCCTTGCCTACCATATTGGCGATTGTACCACCTTGCATAATGGCACCTACGGCACTCTGCTTAGCCACCTCTCCCAAAGTATTGGCAAGAATCTTGCCCACTGAAGGATTGTAAACCTTGCCATTCTCATCTAACTGGCCAGTACGATAAATTTCATCAATAGGCTTGGAGATAGCCGACTGTCCACCGAAGGTTACTGCACCATGAGCAGCACCTGTCTTCAACGCCATTCCCTTACTCTTACCAATGAGAACCTTGGCTGCACGCTCTGCCATCTTGGCTTCCATGCCCTTAGCCATCAAGTCGCTAGCCAGTCTGCCCTCAGCCTTGGCAAGCATACTCTTGGTTACCTTGCCACCTGCGGCACCAGGAAGCCAATAACTCCAAGCATCCCCTGCAAAGGTCAACGCTCCACTGCCTACTCGCTCCCAGAAGCCAGGCTGATACTGTTGATTGGCAATATCCTCCAGCCAGTTCTGATAGTCGGTCTGTACCAACTTTCGTGTTATCTTGCCCACTATGGTATTGCCCAAGCCTGTATTCATGATATACTCTGCACTACCCTTTGGTATCATATTCTTCACCTCCAACCGATTGAGCTGAGCCTTCAACACGTCATCAATCATCGGCTTAAACTGCTTAGGGTTTTCGCTCAGAGTTCCATTCATGCCATATCGCTGCATCACCTTGAAGGCTGCGTTGCTCATATCGTTCAGGAACTGAGGATTCTTGTAAAGACCATTAAATTTCTTCTGCAATGCGTTGAGAGTCTTCTGAGGGTCTTTGGCTTGATTAGCCTCATACTGAGAAGCGATGGCAGTACCAAGGCGAAGACTGGCTGGAATATTCTGACTTCCTTCCATACCTTCATTAAAAGCCTTACTTCCTGCCTCCTGCGCCTTGTTATACTCATCCACCACAGAAGGGTTCACATACTTGCTAATAACATCTGAAAGCGCATCATTGATGTCTTGGTTCATCAGTCTGTCCTGTACATGCTCATCGTGAGAATAGAGGCGAGTAGCGATGCCTTCAGCGATGTTTCGATAGTTCTGACCATACTTCTGCACAAGGCTTTCAACCATGGCTGGCTTCAAGTAGTGAGCCACATAATCATCATAGCTTATACCCATAGCCGAAACCTCCTGCTTCAATTTGTCTTGCACATCATGGCTATACCATTGAGCCTCAATATTCTTTTCGGCATCCTGTACGGTATCATCTGCCAAAGCAGAAACAACCTTATTGGTCACTTCAAGAGCCGAACGGTTAGCGTATCTGTTCTGCGCATTACGAGTAGCTTCAAAAGCCTCTTCAGGATTCATACCATCGGCTTCAAGGTCAGCCACGAAGTTCTCAAAATAGTTGCCTTCCTTATCTGGTCGCTTCTTCCAATCTTCAAGATAGTTAGCAAACTTGGCATCCATCAAAGTATTGTCGTTCACTACGCTAGGGATAGAAGGAGCTGGCTCCTGCTGTTGGGTAGCATTCACCTGTGAAGTCTGCTGTACCTGCTGATTATTGTCTTGTGGTTGCTGCAATGGATGCGCTTGCTGCTCATTACCCCCAAGAAGCATATTGGTAATCATGCCACCCATTTTCTGCTCTCTGCCGATATTACCAGCATCCACCTTCGGCATCATGCCGAGTGCTTGCGAAATCAAGCTAGGCTTCTTCAACTCGCCTCGCTGATACTCATCATTCAGCTGAGCCAAGTCCTTGAAGTTGCCAGGCTTGTTGTCAGGAGAGTTGAAAGCATCAAGTACCTCCTGAGGATATTGGGATGTTTCTTTTCCCTGAGAAGAAGAAGGTGAAGTTTTCTTTCCTACCTCATTGATAGGGGTAGCGTTTCCACTGGTATCATACCAAATGTAACCTTGTTTACGATATTCTCCCACATCCTCGATAGGCACATCCACCTTCTGCTTCTTATCGTCAAACATGGTGATATAGCCACCCTCGAAGTCCTTGGCGAAGTTATCCATGCCTCGCTGCTGAACAACCTCGTCTGGGATGTCATACTCGTTGTTGTCCTTATCCCATACGTGATAAGTCAACTTAGATTTGTTGTCTTTGTCTGCCATATATTATGTTATTTTCTTTGATACTTAGAATAATCTACCTTTGTGCTCGATTTACCCTTGGCTGGTTTTCCACCATAAGGGCGAACGGTTCGTTTCTTTCCCTCCTTAGCCATCTTAGCCCTAGCATAAGCGGATGCCTGTTGTCGGTTATACTTGTTTGCCCAAGTTACACCTCTTCCATCAGTATTGCCACCGATGTTCATGCCATTGTGTGCAGCCCATTCATTCACATGCTTCTTGAAAACAGGGTCGTTCACATAGTTGGTATTGAAATCGTCCGCTTCCTTGTTATCAGCATTTTCCCTGTTTGTCTTCTGCGTCTGAGCATTGTTCTTGGCAATAGTAGAATTGTTCACACCTATATGAGAACGTTTGTCAGCTGCTCCTGCATTGGCATTGTTGGCTTGGGCTGTTAGTAAGTCGCCCTTCTTACCCCTCAACTCGTCTTCCGTCTTTTTCTTCGCCTCATTTAAATCAGCACCAGTCGAATGCTGTCTTGCAGATTGAGTAGCTTCATCAACCTTAACAGGAGTAAGAGCATCAACCTGGTTCTTCTGCGAACCACGATAAGCAGCAAGGGCATCATTAGCCTTAGCTGCTGCCTCAGCTTGCATCTGTGCTTGCTTGTTGGCTCTATCCTTCCAGATATTCGCCATCATCTGGTCATATCCCTTTTGTCGAAGGGCATCAGTGCCTTCTCTCAGCTTGCGTTGGCGTTCCGTCAAAGCCTGGGCTGATTCCACTTTCTGCTCAGGTGCACCGATAGCTGTGCCGAAGAAGTTGCCGATATGTTGGAAGAGGTTGCCTAACTGTTCCCATTTGGCTTGCCTCTCGGCTTTCTTCTGCAAAGCAGCATTGGCTGCTACAGTCTTATCCACATCACCAAGAGATTGAAGCCATGGCATAAAAGAAGCCCAATCGCCATTGCCATTCTTCTCGAAGTCCCTCATGATGTCATAAGGCTTCATCTGCTGCAAGAGAGGATTCTGCTCTATATCGGCATAAGGTTTACTCCAATCAATCGAAATACCTTGGTTTGGAGTTACCTCGGTTACTTCCTCAGTAGGTTGCTGAGTGAAGGATGGCTGATTACCAACCACCAATCCATTTGTATCTATTGGAGCTGTTGCAGTAGTAGAAGTAGCTTGTGCTGCTGCACTATCCCCACTTGGCTGTGTAGGTGTCTGCACAGAAGAAGAAGTTGCTGGTTCAGATGGTGCTGACTGCCCATCATCATTGGATGGAAAATCGGTTATAGGTGTCACAGCCGTAGCTGGACGCTTTGGAGTTAAATCGTCACTCATAAATCCCATATCTACCTCCTTTCCTTATCACGGCAAACTACTTGCAGCACTAGCCAAACCACTAGCTGCACCTTGAATGGCTTGCGCCTGAGCCAAACCCTTTTCCTTCTTGGCGGTAGCAATGTAGTTGGTCATTTGGTCTATCTGAGAATCTGCGGTATTCCAAACGTTTTCTTTCTGTTGAGCACCTTGCACCGCGGCTTGTTGCATCATGTTGCCCACTTGCTCATTGGCTGCTTGTTTGCTCAGTGCCACAGATTCATCACTACCACCACTCACGATGTTGGTATTCTTGGCTTTCTGCGTGGCATTATCCAGCACCTTCTGGGCGTTGGTCACTGCCACCTGGTTCTCGGCTGTCTGTGTCGGGTCCTGATAATAAAGATTATCACGGTGGTCCTTCACCTGCTGCATACGATTCTCAAAGGTCTTGATGTATTCGTTGTATGCAGCATTTTGTTTTTTGGCTGCTAGAGCACCACCTACAGCTGAGGTAACGCCACCAGCAATACTTCCTATAAGTCCCATAAAATTCGAATTTTA